GAGCTGCCATTTGCTTTTCTCTGGATTCATAAGTACGCTTGCAATCCCATTGCATAGTCCATAGTGATTCAATATCCTTAATACTAATACGCTGATTCATTGAATTAACTTCGCCGTTTCTCACATTGAGAATGTTGAATACAACATCATACACCGCTTCAGGCTCACTGAAACGAGATGGTTCAATAAGCATAAACTGCAGCACAGTATAATTATCTTGGTCAATTGTTAATGTCTTAGTGAATGTCTCATTCATATCTTTACCTTCTTAATAGATTTTATACAGCCAATCGGTATGCAATTAACATCCGATACAATAGAACCAACATCATCCCAAGTAGCAGCAACAGTAATGTACTCTTGATTACACTCATAGAGTTTAGCAATACTTATACATTGATGGGGGTGCATATCATAGATGTCTTTCTTATCCATCCATGAGTCAGCATACCCAGAGATATCTTCCCATTCGATAATAACAATTGCGTTAATTAGTTTCTCTAACTCAGTATCAAACACCATGATAGTATCCTTTCTTAGTGGGACAGAAGAGACTTGAACTCTTAACCAATCGGTTAAAAGCCGACTGCTCTACCATTGAGCTACAATCCCTATAGTAGCACGGGTGGGAGTCGAACCCACACTACACAGATTTTAAGTCTGTAGACTCTGCCATTGGTCTACCGTGCCATAGGTAGGATACATAGCATGATAGGGTCAAAGCCTATTGTATATGCACCTACCAAAGCGTCCCTGACTGGACTCGAACCAGTAACCTATCGGGTAGAAACCGATGCCTCTATCCAATTGAGATACAAGGACAGTGGTTTAAAGTTCATCAACATGCACTTCAATAACATCAGCAAGTCTATCGAATGACATACCATGATCATTCAGTTCTGCCAAAGAGTCTTGTGCATGTGATGCATTAGTGAATCGTCCAAGTGCATCATGCATACCTGCCCATTCACGAACACGCAATGGTAACACAAGGCTATCATTATCATAGACAGTAATAGAGTCATCACCTATACTCAACATCTGAGTGTGTTGAAGGAATACATCTGACTTACGAGTCACAACTTGAACATCTAACTCATCCGGATTCTGTTGCATATACAGATCACACAGTACACCAAGGCAGCAGTACATACATGTCCCATTAATATCTGTGGCATGTAGTTTACCTGTTCCTTGTTGATAAGTACCAGACTTAAGAGCATCAACCCATTGCTTAGCAATATCAATCTTCATTGTCATCTTCCTCATAGTTAGGATCAATAGAGAGAACACGCTTCATCTCAGTAATATATTCATGACCTGCCGTAATCATTGCTCCCTCTAGATCTTCAGGATCAAAGGTAGCATACCCATCAGTCTCAAGATAATGTTTAGGATCTAGTTCCATTTCTTCAGGTGTCCACATAGCAACGGCATAGCCTTGCTTACGGATCCAAGAGAATGCTCGGAATACATTGGCATCAACACTAACACTCTTATCATACTCAAAGATATCAGTCATTGTAGTACCCTTCTTTAATCCATTCGATGTAGTTAAGACCAGCGGCTTGCATCTCAAGCTCGATTGTTTCTGTATTAATCTTATCCTGTTTAGGTTCAACTTCTAAATCATCAGGCGTAAGTATAGTAACAGCAAACCCATGAAGACGGAGCCAATCATACATACGATCAGCAGTCTCATAGATAGTTTCATTAGCATCTAAGTCGGGTAAGATCATAAGGTTCCTTTAATAGAAGGGGCGGGAGTTGCACCCACATACTCACACTTATAAGGTGTGCGCTATAACTTCGTTTCAGCCACCCTTCTCTGTTTACTTCTTCTTCTTCTTGAGAGGAACAGTTCTGTTATCCATACGCATACCACTAATTTGGTTGTCTAATATTTGACACCACTTAATCAAACCATCACATCGTTCATTAACTTCATGCAGTCGAGTATCGTAATGTTTACGACTTAAGATGTCACTAACAATATTGATAACAACATGTGTAATAAATCCAAACATTAGAATCAGTAGCGGAATATCCATTAGTCTTCTTCTCCATTAATATCAGGTAGTTCTTCAGTCCATTCATAAGTTGGTGGGATATACCAGTCTTCAGGGATCATGCCACTAACATATGATTTAAAATTAGCATGCATATTCTTAGTCCATGCATCAAACTTATCAGCGGGAACCTCACCAACATCAATACCCTTCTCAGTAAGAAGGGCGATCATATATGCGGTGATGATATCCATTAGTCGATACTAATTGAAAGGGAGATATCAGAGACAGCATCATCAACCAACTCAGTAACCTTCTCACTAACAGCATCCTTGATAAGGTACTTACAATCACTACTCTCAAGGTATGCGGTAACAGCATGCTCACAGATTAGATTAATCTTATCCGTCAAGTCCTTAGTGATCAGGTTAACAAGCGTAGCAGCAGCAGTTTCAATATCAGTCTTCATGATTGTGTCTCCAATAGGTGGTCGAATTGACCAATGAATAGTTCTTCATCTTCGGTAAGATAGAATTTGTTATGTGTCATAGTATCAAAGTCATTCAACATACGCTGAGCATCATCTCTCTTCTTAGGATCTTCGATCCAAAGAAAGAATACATCAGCAACTTCATTAATAAATTTAATATTGTCTGATATAACAGTACTACTAGAGGGTGACATTAGTCTGCTCCTGATGGTAAGGTGTCATAGGTATCCTCTTCACCACGGTAAGGTGTAAGAGGGTTGAAGTTCAACTCTTCAATAACATTATCTAACAATTCTTTTACCTCACTATAGTCAACTATAGTAGGGTAGAAGTCATGAATATGTACAGCACCCATCTCCCATTCACCATCTTGAATAGTCCATTGTATACTAAAGTCTACATCAATGTTACCATGCTCTTCACTATAGATATTCATAGTGTGATTATTAATTCTCATCCAAGGTTCCTTTCTTCGTACTTATAGTAGCCCCAACTATTCGGCAGGTTGCCGATAGTGCAAGGCTTTGTGTTTCCCCGGCGCACACCGGATACCATCTAGGATTGTTGTAGGTTAGTACGCACCCTACCCATATGGTCTTCGTCCCCATCGGCAACGGCTTTACCATAATTTGTATACCACCATCCATAGGATAGGGCATCTGTCTTGTCTCTGAATCCATTTACATATACCCCATCAACGGTGACATTATACCACATCTCTCCTTGATACAACGCCTTGACAATCTCATACTTCATCTGCAGTTACCTCATCAATGTAATATGAATAAGGAAAGTGTTGCATTGCATCAGTAATCATTATCAATGCATTGTCTGCATCTTGTGAGTCAACATCATCAATCTCTGGGATCTCTACAACCATATAGATTTTCATGGGTTCACCATTGGGTAAGAGTATAGTTCAATGTCAGCACCTGCATATGTCAGCCCAAGCGTAATAGCATAACGCTTAGCGTCATGCTTACTGTCAAGGATAAGACGCACTTGTCCATTCATCTTTACTACATAGCATGGGCTAGTAGTCTGTTTAGTCTTAGACTTCTTCTTCAAGGTTTTCATATTTGTCTCCAAAGATAATGGCGATGATCTCAACATCTCTATATAGATAACGCAATCCCTTACTTACTTGTTTAGTAGACCCAGCCAATACAAAGTGTGAGCATTCAATAAAGATCTCACCCTCTCCTTTAATGGATGGGTTATATACAACAACAACATTATACGGGGCTAACTCTTGCACTAGTCCTCCAGTTGGTCAAAGATAACAGAACGGAGATGATCCTTACGCTTACTATAGATGTAACCGATAGAGATGATTACATCTAACCGATCCACAGCCCATAGACTCATGAACTCTTGTTGTAACATTTCATCTCTATCATCATAGATAATCAGTACATTCCATAGTGTCATTGCGTAGCCTCCGGATACACCATGTTAGTAAACATATTAGTATACACACCACACAATGCACCAATGGTAGCAATGTTACTCATGTGTGCAATCTCATACTCCGCATCGGTATCAAAACTATCACGATAGTTGTGATTTAAATTAGTACCATACTCACTAATGGATTCCCGAAGGAGACACAGTACTACTAGCACATCCTCTCCTTCAATAGTTACTTTCATCAGAGTCCTTTCGATTGATTGCTTTGTTCTCTTCAACACAGTACAGTAGGCATGCTACAATGAGCACACCAATAGCACCACCAATACAAGGTAGAAAGAAACTCATACCTCTACCTCCGTCCACTTACTAACACCATTCATCTCATTGATAGTCTTCTTAAGTGAGTCTACATTCTGTTCCAATTTGCCTACCAAAGCGGCATAATACTTAAGGGTATTAGTAAACCCGTCATTGCCCATCTTCAAGACAGCATTATCATCCTTCAGTTTATTATTATCTTCGACTAACTTCGTAATGAGATCAGTCAAATCAACAACCATCTTCTTAATATCAGTAGACATTGCAGTCCTCCCGTAGTTTGATAATCAGGTTGGCTTGGTTGTCATTACAAGCCCTGAAGTAATTCAGTTTAGCAGCCAAGTCCTCATTACTATTAGCGAGAATAGTATTAGCCTCGGTTAACTTATCAATCCTCTTAGCCAAGTCTTCATTAGACTTGACAAGCATAGCATTAGTCTTGTCTAACTTACCAACCTCACCTGCTAACTCATGAACCTTTGACAAGAGAGTAAGTTCCTTCTTCTCAAGGTATACAATGTACGCTTGTGCTGCAGTCAACATCTTCTTTACTTCTGTTTCGTTCATAGTGTCTCCTTTAGATTGACCAAGATACAAGACGCTTAGTTGCCATACTAACAACCTCAACATCATCTAACACCATGTTAGTATGGTTGCGGATATACTCCAAGCATTGGTCGTATGATCCAGTGCATACATGTGCTCCCTTATACTCCACCTTAAACGAATACTTAAACGAGTAATCTGGTGTGTTAATTTCCATTAGATACCCTTTACAATGTTTGCGTACATAACAGTCTCTGATCGGCGAAGATCATAGTCTTCACTAATGCCATCGAGGAACTTAAATGCCTCATTAGTATCAATGAAGTCCACATTATTGAGGGGATCATTGATCGGGTATACAGTACACCCACCACCTTGGCATGGTGCAATCTGTCGCAACACAATAACCTGACCAGCCTTAAAGTATGCTTCGATAACACTCATAGTGTCTCCTTCTTAATGATGTAAAGGTAACCTTCAAACTTAATATCAAAGGAGTCATTGGACATTTCTCTTGCCCACTCAAATACACCTTCAAGAGTATCAAACTCTAGTGCATTGATGACATAAGAACCCTCACCCTTATAGGCGAAGACCTCAAAGCCTTTAACACATGACTCAACAATGATACGAGTGCCAGACTTAAACTCCATCTCCACAGTCGGATCCCACTCAGCCTTATCGCCACTATACATATCATTCTCCTTGTTAAAGAAAGAAAGCAAACCATACGAAAGATATACCATAGGTTTCCCTACGGCATACCGTGATAGGAAATAGATTCACTAGGCAACTATCATACCTAGTGAATAGTTATTCTGTATGCCTACGACAAGCATAGTATCGGTAACTAACCTTTGCTGAGTCTTAACGGATTAGTAGTCAGCAACTACCTTGTATTGAGGAGGATACAAGCGACCAAAGATATACCATAGGTTTCCCTACGGTATACCATATTAGATATTAGCAATGGCTTCGGTTGGAACATCAGCCCGAACCCATACTGCCTTCTGCTTATCGTATCCAACATGGACTGTCAGATCCTTAACACACCACATACTACGCTCCGAACATTCCGGCGGGCATACTCGGATGCCATACTTCTTGTGGAGGACAGACGCACACAGATCATACTTCTTGCCAGTTACTTTGGCAAGATACTTTGCAGCGATAGCCGCATCCTGCATAGTCCCGGAGGCAATCGCACGCTTGACATAATCAGTCAGTACCGAGTGTTGGTAAGCCTTCATAGTGATCTCCTTAAAGTTTGAGCGAATAGACGGTAGAGCATACCCTTGCAGGTATACCCTACCGTCTACTCCCTTGCGGAAGTAGCGGGTGATACTTAGATCACGATACTGTCGAGGACATCTGCGAGGACATCCGTACGAACCTTCGGGGTATACCCCGGAGTCTCATTCTCGAAGCGCAGGGTAGGAAACTTGTAACTCAGATATTCCATAGCCCATTGGGTAAACTGCTTGGCAGTCTCCGAGGTTTCATCCTGCCGTCCACGCCACCGGAAATCTGCAGCGGGGATACCTGCCTTGCCCAACAAGACAGACAGCATACTGTACTTGGTGCTGCAGTTCGGAGGCATGATATACGCGATACTCTCCATGAAGAGAGGCATGATACGCTGCGAGACTTTACCGTTCTCAGTGAACACCTTAACATCCTTGAGGTTACCATTAATCAGGGTAACATTTCCGTCTAGTGCCTCTTGGAAAGCACCTGCGAGGTTACAGGCATGGGCGCAACGATGAAACAAGTCGTATGAAAGTTCTTCCATATTATATTCTCCGTTAAGTTTGAATCCGCATACCACGGTGGTATCGGCTAGGCGCACACCCTTGCGAGTGTACCCTAGCCGATATACCCCACCTTCCCGAAAGAAGGCAGGGTATACCGGATTCTGTAACATTCTGTGTATATATACGCGTAACTTGCTAGGGTTACCGTACGGACAGGGTTATTGTAAACCCCCATCCACTATACCCCCCGTGCTGTGCATCGGGGTTTCCTTTACTGCGAATGACACCCTAGCCGCTAGGTTGTTCGCGTATACTTGGGCTTCGGGATACTGCAGCCGGGGTTGATCCGGCTTAGGGAATGGCACAGTTCACGCGCAGGTATTGCACCTGCTATTGTGGTGTAGTAAACATTCTTCGTCTTGTCTACTAGTTGCTCCCCTACAGTACGCCTAACGCGTATACTTGTAAGCCGTTATCAAACTGAACGATCCCTATGGCATCTGATCGCTGACCCTAACGGTAAGATCTTAAGATTTCGCAGCATCAATCGCTGATAAGGGTGAACGATTGAACCGTTGAAATTACCGCTCCCCACCCCCTACCCCCGTTATCGGACGCGCCGCGCCGGAGGGTGACGGGGGGTCGCGCCGCCGGGGTAAGGTAAGATACCCCTTCACTAATTTCTGACCCCTCTAGTCGATTTCTCAGGGATGCCCCTAGGTTGCCCTGAGCTGGGTTGTTTGTGTTGATGTCCTCCGGTAGCCCCAGAGGGATCCGGGGACCCCATAGGAAATCGACAAGGGATTAACCGGGGGGTAAACCCCGGAGTGCTCTATTCCTTAAATAATCCTAGATCCCCTTTCGGGGACCTAGGACCTGTATGTTTATATAATATTGTAATTAACACTTAGGTTAACTAGGGTTACCCTTAGGTTACCTAAGGGACTATAGTGTACTATATATTCAATAACATAATTTTAAAACCTATAGATTAACCTAAGGTATCCCTTAAGTATCTATCTAGTAGCCCCAACTATTGGGCATTGACATGTCTTCCACCTTTGGGTGGGGTTATGGTTTATTGATACGCTTTAGTAAATCAGCTAGGGGCGCAGATGTACCAGCTGCATTACCTTCTGCGAAAGGAATACTAGGGGAACCCTTAGGTTGTCCCATGAATGCATTAGCCTTACGGTATGCCTCGCCCTCTTGTGCAAGATTCCTAGTGGCAGTAGGTATAGACCCACTAAACATTCTAGAGGCATCACTTGATACACTCTGGTTCATCTTATTAGCATAAGGTGTTGCTGGTCTTTGAACAACATTAAGATATCGTTCCAGACCTGCCTTCTCATCTAAAGCTAAAGACTCTTCTAGGATTCTTACGGGAACCGCAAGAGGTGATTTATTAATTAAAGCTGGACCTATAATAGAAGCATTGGTTAAACCTCCCAATGCTGTAGGGATATCGCCTTCCTTAATAGCACTGTAAGCTTTAGATAAACCCTTGTCTGTTCTGCTGAACATTGAAGAAATAACACCAAGACCGGGAGTACTGAGTTCCATTGTTGGACTAAAGAGACTTCCACCTGATACCTTATTCAATGCCATTTCAAACACTGAGTTAGCAATTCCAAACAGAGGAATGGAGTGTGCTACTCTAGTAAGGATGCTAGCAGGGTTATCAACCATCTCCTTAGCAATGTCTGAGACATCTCTACCCATTAACCATTCCTTAATCATATTAACGAATCCGTCAATAGCTGCATAGGCTGCTAAGAACTTTAGATATCCAAGACTACTCTTGTTTGAATAGTCAACAATACGACCATCATGGAAAGCTCTAAGCCACCCGGTAAGAGCATAGATTACTCTACCAAGGGAACTACGACTTTCCATATCTGTCATCTTGTTTAAGCCGTATGGCTCTGGTGCTCTCTTTCGAGCAATCTCTGCTTCGATAGCATGCATGTAACTTTTTACTGCGCTATCTAAGGTATCAACATTAATACCATCTACAGGTCTTCTACGAACATCTTCAGCCAGTCTTTGAAGCTCATGGAAGTTAACTCTACCTTCTTTGTCACCAACCTTATCTATTGCCCATTCCAAATGAGTAAGCACTTCAGTTGTATTTAAACCATACTTAAGATACATGAGTGCTTCATGAGGATCTTTACCAAACCCAATCTCTCTAGCTAGACCAGCAAACTTCTTCCATAGAGTTCTTTCTGCTCGTGCAGATTTCAGAGAAGCTTCTAAGTAATTAGTAAACAACTGTCTATTAGCGGGATCTTCCATTGCTTTAATAAGCTTTTGGATTCTTCCTTTTTTAAGATTAGTAAAGATATCTCTTTGCATTTCATGTTTAGCTAACTGACGAACAAAGTTAGTTATCTGTGCAAGAGAACCAAAAGACTGTGCTCCTCGCTCTACTTTTTCAGCCAACTGTCCAGCCTTGTTATCATACTTGGGTTTTAGATTTGTATTGAATACATCTACTGTAGAATCAATCTCATAAGCTCCTTTGTTTAGTTGCTCAATATATCTATTGCTCATTTCAGGCATTAGACTTTGAAGACTAAAACTAATATCCCCAATTGGAGAATTTAAGAAAGCTGATTTAGATGAACGGTACTTACCAAAGATATGTTTAAAAGCTTCAGCTGCTGTTTTAGGATAGTCTACCACATTCGTATGTGTTAAGACATTTACAACTTCAGGACCAGCACTTAACCAAAAGCCGGGTGAGGTTGCAATACGAGCAAGAGTTAAACCACCTTCAGCCACAGTACCAGCAGAAGTTTTTTCTGAATAGGGTAATGTATTAACATTAGATCTATACTCTTCTCTAAGGCGAGTAATACCACGCTTTAAAGATTCCTGAGCAGCTTTGGTTCTTCGCTCTGACCAGCCTTCTTTCTTTGCTCGTGCATCTAAAGATTTGCTTTCATATTCTAAACCAACATTAAGAGCATCTTCAATTGTAGTACCAGTACGACCAAACATACGATCTAGTTCTTTTTGGAATAACAACTCTGTGAGTCTACCACTTAAGAAGAAGTGTTGAGCTTCTGCTAGATTAGTACGGATAATACTTTTTAGGATACCAGTAGTATCAGCTAAGATTTCTTCAGGAGTTAAACCAGCAATGGCTAATTGAACATCTTCTCGTTGATCCATTTTTAAGAGTGGTCTATCTTGACCCTTAGTTTCAATGTATCGACCACGCTTCATCTTATGTTCCAGTAGTTCAAGCATTTCAACTCTAACTAACTCTTGGTTATTTAAAGCCTTCTGCCAGCGTGGTGTATACATAGAAGTATCACCACTAACTGCTGTATCATAAATTAAAAGATCAGCAGGAGATAGATCGGCTCTAGCCTTTGGAACTCGGTATGGAGTTACAACACTATTTGATTCAATAACAAAGGTATTGTAAGGATCACCGTGTCTTGCTAGGGATGCAATCGTGCTTGTTGTAGGTCCACCCAAAGATCCATCTATCTTAAGAATCTTAAGAGTCTCTGCAGATAGTGATCTACTGCCGGGTCCATTAGAGAAGGTGCGGTTTCTTAATAATAAACCACCAGTGTCTCCTCCACCAACAGCATTAGCATCTAGCCAACCAAGAACAATTAAAGTATTAAGATCTAGTCTATCTCCCATCTTACGCTGTCTACGGGAAGTAGCTAGGGCTTCTAACACAGCAGTTGTATCAGCAGCACTCATACGATTTAGTTTCTCATGATCAAGCTGGACATTCATCCAAGTCTTAGGATCATAAGGATTACCATTAACATCATATGCAACACCTAGTTCTGTTTCTCTACTAAGCCGGAGGAATAGATCTTTAGTTCTAAAGTCTATATCCACTAGATTAAGTATTGAGGGTAAGATATCTTTTGCTGCAGCTTCTTCCATACCCATATCTTTAACTAAGCCAGCAACAGTAATCTCTTCTCCCTTGGCAATCTTTTCCCACATATAGTTCTGGAATCGCTCCATTACTTTTGTAGTACCACCAAAGTTTTTTAAGACATCTAACTGAGCCGATGCTAGTCTAAGTAAGATACGACTTTCCATACCTTTAGCAGATAGGAGAGTCTGAATTGGAATCTCACCGGGAGCAACTAATAGACCCGTTACATTACGAGTACCATCCATTAGTGATGCAAAGACTCTTATGATTGGAAAATCACTTCTAAAAGTATCACCAAGTCTAGATGCTCCTTGAAGAATATTAACTAAACTACTTGTACTTGCTTGCCACCAATTTCGTTCTGCTCTATTGCTACCACCAAAGATATGACCAATAAAACTAGACATGCGTAAAGGCATAGCCATTCTTTTAGCAACAGATAAAAGACTAGCAAGAGTTGCTTTTTCTTTTGAGACAACTTCTTCAGTCTTAGCTGGAACTTCAGGTATAGCAGGTGCAACAGGTTTAGTTGGATCTACAGGCTCAGTAGGTTTAGTTGGATCTACAGGCTCAGTAGGTTTAGGAGGACTTACTTCGTCAACAGGTTTTGCTGTTGGTGTTGGCTTTTCCTCAGCTACTGGTTCTGGGAAAGGCGATGGTTCAACAACCTTAACCATCTTTCTTTTCTTTCCAACTATTTTATATTCTCCGTCTACTGATCTAATTTCAACATCAACCCCAAGAAGAACTGGTGCTAAGTATTCTCTATGAATCTTTTTTGCAGCTGTTTCTAAAAGAGCTGAATCCGACAGTCTTTTATAACCGGGATCAGTAGCAATGCGTTTTAACTCTGCTGCTCGTAATGTATCTACAGTCTTCCAGAATTCATTTACTTTATCTTGACCAAACTTAGTTAAATTAGATTTTTGAATTGAATCATTAATACTAACATAGATAGAGAAAAGTTTTTGGAATAGAGGAGTTGCAGATGTTTTGGCTCCCCCAGTATCAAACCCTTTCATGACTGTCCAATATGCTTTCTGGAAATGACTGAGGAACTTAACATCAATACCGTTGGCTCTAGCCAAAGCAGCATCTTCATTGACAACACGCTCAAAGTTAATGTGCTCTTCAGTCTCAACAAGTGGAGTCTTAACTGGCTTTGGAGCTGGTTTCTTAACTACATTGACTACTGGTGTAGCTTCTGTAATTTTAGGTGGATCAACCTTTGCAATAGTTGTTACACCATCCTTCATAACCAAAGTTCCATCAGAATCTTCAATACGAGCAGAGCCAAGTGAAGTTGCTTCAGTCTTAGGTTTAACTAATACTTCACCCTCTGTTGTAGTTGTAACAACATCCTTGTCAGGCACTGCTAGTGCTTCTTTAACTAAAGGATCAGTATGATTAGCAATAAGTTTATCAGCAGCTTCAGCGGTCATAACCTCAGGACCAATTTGTTTACCATCAGCATTGGTCAGTGTATAAACAACTGTAGTGTTTGCTGGTGGTACTGCTTCAGGAATGGGAACTTCCTTTTTCTTTGCTTTTGAACGAAGTGCCATTGCATCAGTTACTTGAGTAGCAACCATCTGTTTAATCATTTCTGGAGCTACTGGAGTTACAACTGGTTGCGGCTCTATTTTTGTTAACTTAGGAACTTCAGTTAAAGCTCTAATTTTATTAGCTAATGGACCAGTAGGATTTAAGTTACCGTCTTTCATACCCTCAAAACCTTCAAGGATATCTCGCGGAGTTAACTTTAACATAGCTTGTACTTCACCTAATTTAGCTAATGAAGCAGATCTAATTTCTTGAACCCTAGAAATTTCTAAAGGTCTACCAAAGATTACTTCAGATTTTGTTGCTAATTCTGCATCAGTTGGAATTGCTTTTCTAGCACCACCTGCTAAAGTTGTTGTACCTCTTACAAGATAATCCCATAGTTTTCTTTGATCTTCATCAAAAAGTTTAGTGAGAGTTTTAGCATTGGGATCTAAGAAACGCATAAAGGAATCTACTTGATATAAGAAAGTTCCTCTTACCATATCCTGAGTTTTAGCAGGGGCAACTTCTTTTTCTCCTGCAGTAGTTACAATGGGCATGCTAACAACTTCTAATTCAAAAGTTTCTCCAGATACAGTAGTCTTTCCCGTTGACTCAGTATTGCGTGGCTTAGTTGTTTCTAGTTCAAAGTTAATTGCTAAGAGTTCATCTTGAAGGTCTTTTGCTGTTTCTTTATCCCCAGATTCAATAGCTTTTTGTAGTTTAGCTTCAGCAGTTTTTTTAAGTTTTTCTAATTTAGTAATGCCAGGAACCTTTAAGTTCTGACCTTTTCCTTGTATATCTTTTAAAGCATTTTTAGCAGAAGTAACTAAAAGTTTACGAAGATCTGTAACATTCGTTAGTCCACCACTTGCTATTAAACTTTCAAAATACAAATCACCATCCTTTGTTTTTTCTGTAAAGGATAATAGCTTTGATTGTATTGCATCTAAAGCATTTGCTAAATTTTTAGTGTCACCTAGTACCATTCGTAATACCAACTTACCTTGAGGATGAGCAGGATTAGTTAAATCACCTAAGTGTTTTAAAATATTATCCATTGTTAGGATAACAGAATCGGAAGCTTCAGGTACATCACTAGCATAATCTTTAAGAGTTCTAGTTTTTTTACCTGCAGTTACTGGTGCTTTTGGTTCAGCAACTTTTTCTTTTACTAAAGACCATTTCTGGATATTCTTATCATAATACAACTTATTATTTTTTACTAAAGTACTTAGTAACTTTACTGCTTCAAATGGATCATTAGATCTACTGATAGCTGCTAATGTAAATGGATCAATGATATCCATAATACCAGTTATAGCAGTTGCTGCATCTTTTTTTGTAACAGTATCCAAGGCAGCTGCAAAGCCTTCAGTCGTAAATGGAATTACACCCCTATCAACTGAAACTTCTGTTTCATTTTTAGGTTTTATTTCACTAGGTCTGACTTTTGGTTTGTTTGCTATCTGTGCTGCAAGATGTGCTACAAGAATATCAGCATCAACTGCTGCTAAACTTATTATATCTACAAGACCGTTGGGAGTCACAAGTCCATGTTTTAAAGTGCCTTTAACTCTAAATACAACTGAGTTACTTGTTGTAAAATCACTCTGTAATTGTCGTAAAAGAGGTTGCCATTCTGACTCATTAAAAAGAACTGGACTATCTTTATGTCCTTTACCTGTATACTGCATCATCATCATTGCTACTGTATTATGTATACTATTATAAGGTAGAAATGTTTGACGGCTAGTATCCTCTGTATCTAGAGTTGAAATATAAGTTGAGCCTACATTGGTTTTATCCGCAACTAATGCTTTAAAGATTCTTTGATGAAATTCAGTTTCTTCTAATAGTTTTAAAAAGAAAACAAAATCATACAAACTTTTTGTGAATCTAGGACCCATAGGCTCGTCAACAACAAGAGTTTTTCCATGTGCTTTTAATAAAGTATATGCTCCTAGTGCATGTGGGGTGTCAACGATTATATCTTCTATAAATTGAAATTCTGCTTTAGTAAATGAAACCCGACTTTTTGCACCTGTTATTACATCTTTAATTGGGAGATTATTCCAATACGCAATTGATCCAACTGTGGAGTTAAAAACATCATCTCTTGCATTATACAAATCAAAGAAAACTTTACTAACACTAAGTTCTGGTTGTAGTAAAGTTTGTGTTCTTTGCATTTCCATTATTAAAGGTTGTGCAGCTCTAAAATAATGAGACTCATCTAATACATAAACAACATCTATCACCCGGTCTAGAATATCCTCTATAATGTTAAACATAAAATGTTTTTGACTTGGAGTAAATGATGCTACTAATTCGGCTTGTCCCCTAGCAAAAACAAATTGTGAGTAAGTTTCAACAAATAATTCTTCAGCGTTTTTAAAAAAGTATGGAATCTGATAAGTACGCATAAGATCAGTTGTACCAAATATTGGTGCTTTGCTAATTTCCTGATTATACAGTTCCAGCATTTCTATATATTTTGTAGGTCCAAAAGATTCATGTATAATTGCATGTCCAATTTCATGAAGAAATGTTTTTGCAGTTAAAGAAGAAGGAGTATTTACAGTAGCTGCATTAGCCTTTTTTATGCTTTCAGTAAATATAACAAGTTTAATATTTGCAGGATCGGTTACATAATCAAATGCACCTATAGCAATACTGTTAGGATCAGCATCAAACACATATTTTACATCAAAAGCTTTTGAATCAAAATCAAACTCTAAAGCTACTGCCAATAAAATTGTTCTATCTTCTTTAGACATTATACCATGAACATCAACCATGTCATTTATAAAATCAAAAAATCTTATGGAATTAACCTCTGCCATTATAGTTGGAGCTTTATCGCTAACTATCTTTAAAAAATTGTAATGGTTTTGTGCTAGTTGTTGAATCTTAGCTTTTTTTTCTGCACTCATTGTTCGTTTAACAACTCTTTGAACTATCTTAGTAATCTTAGCAATTTTGTTAGTTTGAATTCCGGCAATGCTTGCTTTGACAACACCTGCAGTTTCTTCTGATATTCTACCTGTAACAGCATTCTCAAGCGTAGCAGCATCAACTGCTGCTGAAACTTCGGGAGGAAGGTTATCTGGCTTCTGCTTTGTTCGGGCTGCTTCTAACAACTGTGCTGCTACAGAATCTGCAGCTGCATTACGCGTTGCTGCAGAGACTGCAGTATCACGAGCAATAGCAACACGATCTGCTACGGGTTGACCACGAAGTGAGGTATAGAATTCTTTTCGTTCTACCTTGGTTAACTGCTTAATAGAATTAGTAAGCCATCGCTTACGATCTCGTTCTAGTTTAGTATAGAATGTTTCTCTATCTTTAGGAAGAGCCTTTCCACTATGTCCAGCTGTTTCTGCTGCTTTAGCTTCTGTAATACGAGCTTCAGCATCAATAAGAATTCTAGCTCTACTAGTTGGACTCATGTTAAAGATAGTTGAACCATCATTACCAATCGTATCATTAGCTGCAACATCCGCATTAGTTCGTCTACCTAGTTCAGATAGGAACTCTAATGAGTTACTGATTGTTCTATTAAGACCCATACGACTAGCGTACTGCGCTCTAGTTTCATTATCCAATCTAGCCATCTGAGATGACACAGGCTTAGAGGCAGCAGCGTCAGCAGTGTCAGCAGCCCTAGCTCCTGCACGGTTAACTTGAGTTTGTGTCTCTGTTGCAAGGTCATCTATAGTTGGTTTGGTGTCCTTCATTAAGGCTTCATTAATTACAACCTCTGCGGGTTGTTTATTTAATAATGTGCCAGCTCTTGTTTTAATACTACCGAAAGCATCTGCAAGTTCACCAAAGGGAGTATTCTTAAAGGTAAAGCTCCGCTCACCTCTAACTGTTATTGGTTGTACTCCCGGAAGTCTTATTGTTTGTTTAACACCAAATAAACCACTGGATAACGCACCTGTTAAAGAACTTAGTATAGAACTACCTGCAAATAAAACAGAGCCAGTAATTGCACCATGTCCAAAAGATTCAAAGACTCTATAGTTATCAAACTCAATCTGAGCTTCTGGGTCAGCGTATTCAAGGGCAGCTGCATAAGCCATTTCACTTTCTTGAACGGCTATATCATGCAATGCACTGATGCTACCTAAGGAAGCAGCACTAGCTCCTAAGCGTACAAAGATAGAAGAATTAGCAAGGTATGCAGGGTGTGCTCCAATTGGTAATGTTGTTAATGCACCAAAGACTTTACCAGTTGCACCAACAACTCTTCGGGCGTTAATAGCAGACATTGTGCCTGTTTTAACTAACTGATAAGCAGTAGCTTTACCTAAAGTCTGTCCTAGTAAAGCACCACCAACTTTTACTAATCCACCAACAGCACCTGTTGTTAACATAAAAGGAACAAAGTCTGGTGTTAATACCATTCCTTCCGCAAATGGAACTATGGTTCGTAGTGTAGATTTTGTTAACCAATTTGCATTAGCAGTATAGTTAGCAATACGACTTTGAATATTAGATACTGTCATAGCTCGTTTAATATAGAACTCTGCTTCATCTGCATTTCTAGCAGAGATAACCATCTCTAAAGAAATACCATTATCAAACATAGCTTCTCTAATAATAGGATCTTTTGTTTTTTCTTCAAACCATGCCTGTGCGTTGAAGTTTGTATCTTTTCTAACAAGCATCTGTTCAATGTCAGCTGTATCTTTCGGCATCAATCCGTTACGCTCTTCTTCAGGAGTACGCCAAGCATCAGCAGCGGTGGCTGTATACCACTTCCAAACGCCACCAGCAATAGCTTGTGTGTCTCTATTAGAGGCTTCCTGTACATCTAATATACCATAAGTTTTGGGTGCAGATTGTGCTTTACGAACAGAAGCAAAAGTTAAATAATCTATAGTTTCTTTAATTCGTAATTGGTTTTGTGTTAATGCTAGCGGATCAACAATTGCACCCGCTGGTTCATTATTCATCAACAGAGTCAAACGCTCTCGTGCCGTTTGAATCCCTTCTTCAGTTAACTGGCTATCTCCATACAGAATTCGTTGAACCGGACTTCTTGCTAAAAAGAGTGCTTTAATAGCAGCACCTTTTATGGGATCATTAAAAAGTTTTTTATCTGTTATTCCCCACACATTTGCAAGATTAAACAATGATTCATACGAACCTTGTGTAGCTCCTACATTAGCTTCTAAATCATTTATATTTCGCCAAGTATCAAATGCTTCTTGTCTTCTTGCATATGCGTCACGATCCCATATATCTCTAGTATCTATCCATCTAGAGGGGGAATTAAAAAAGGTTGGTATGTTTCTATTTGCAGTGGGTAGCCCACGAAACTCAGCATCTTTAACTTCTAGTGATAAAGGTGTTTGATCTGGGGTTTGTAACGGTTTAGCTGATAGGTTAATATAATCAGACATTCAGTGCCTTTCTGGGAGCATTGCGCCATGAATAGGTTATTTGTTTAGTAGTCTTAATAGGTAATCTTTGGTAAGTTGTTTACGATTTTCAATAGCAGTCTTGTCTGCACTTCGTCCAGTTGGTAGTACCCACTTTTCAAAGTAAGCAATCTTGAATTGAACACCATAAAATTTATCATTCATTGTGGTAGTTATAATATAATCTAAAGAAGGACCAATGTAAGGATACTTTGGATCCTTCTTTAAATCAGTAGCTACTTCTTGTAATTCTTTTTTGAATGCCGAATTAAAAGCAATAACTTCTGGAAGTTCTTGAAATACCCCAGTTTGGTTCTTTGGTTGTAAAGCCTTTACTTCATTATTAGTTAAAGACATGTGGCGTATTACATCTTGTCCTGTTAGTGGAAAAGATTCTAATGCCATTTGAGGTATAATTTTACTAGGATCAGTTTCATTAGTAGCACTGCCAACTAATCGCATTTGGAATTCAAATGCTACGGGATTCCAGCCATCCTTAGTAAACTGTCGGATACGCTTTACAGACGCAGCATCGTAGTCCTTATAAACAACTGTAGCATCTACATCATCTTTTGTCAAAATTTCTAAAGCTACATTTACTTGTTGTTGAGCAATGGGAGAGCCATAGCTTTCTCGTAATACCTTTGTAGACTCACTACCACTATAAGTAGTAGGTGTCAATGGCAAACGATACTTATCAGGAATACGGTTTATATCTGTAATATTTGGATCGGCATACTCCAGCGTATTAGGTAAGTAACCATTATCTAACCAGAAATGTTTCCAATCAATACTAGCAGCTAAGTATGCATCCTTTGGATCTACATCAATTCCATCAAGGTTTAAGGCTTCACGGAATTCTTTATACTTAGCAGTGTACTCAGCTTCATACTTTGAAGGAAGAATTGTAGTATCGGTTCTTGGATTAGATACATTAAAATAAGTGTTGTCTATTAACTGTTCTACAACTGCCTTAGCTTTACCTGCTAAATCTCTTTTAGTTTGCTGATAAGTGAAAGCATTTGTAAATCTTTGAGTATATGAATTATCATCTTCTGAGCTTTGTTTACCCCCAAGAAGTAATGTCATAGGTGCATCATAAACATCTTTTGGTATTACATCCTTACTAATATAAATATCTTCTGTTCTAGCTTCTTGAAACACACTATATCCTAACACACCTGCTGCTTTAATTTGATCAAAGTATGTGGGTGAACTTGGATTGACTAGAACTTTACCAGCTTTTCTGCCAGAAGGAATAGAAAAAGTTCCCTTTGGTATAGAAATACCTAGTTCTTCTTCAGCTTCTTTAGCTGCAACATCATTCCAATCAGTAATTGGTTTTATATTTAAAACCTTAGCTTTAACAATACCAAACATATAGGCAGCAACATCTGTATTAGTCTTTGCTCCTTTGGCTATAGCAGCTTCATACATTAAAGGTATGTTCCGATTTGTAAACAGATTACGAGTACCACCAGTAGATAACTCAGTTTTTAGAATATCTGTGGTTTCTTTAAGTTCTGGTATACTTTTTGATGCTGTAACAAAAGTATCTACATTCAGTTTAAACCAAGTCGTAAACTCAGTAAGACTACCTATAGGTACACTACCACTCTCACCAAAAATAGAAATCATTTGTTTATTTGATACAGCAGATGCATTATTAATATAAACAGAATTATCTTGTGGTGTTTTGTATGGTGCTGTATCAGCATAAGATAACACAGAACTTCTTATTGGTTTAGTTTCATCTGAATTAACCTCTGCTACTGTAGTAGCAATACCACTATCTTTTAGATCTTGTCCAAATGCTAAAGCCTCTGGTGAACCTTGAGGATATGAAGGTAACGATAAAGCTGGTTGGTTTGTTACTCTATTTTTTGGAGTAAACCTATCATTTATAAAAGATGTACTTACAATAACTTCTTTAAGTAGATTAGATTGTGTGCCATCTTTGTTAATTAATGTTTTAGATGGAAGAGTTTTAAAACTAATTGGAATACCACCGTTCTCTGAGTTAATATACGCAGAGTTATTACCAGTTAAATCTATTTCCATACCCCATTTTGACGCGTCATCTAAATCTGCTATAACAATTTTAGCTAATTCTAGTTTTCGATCCATAGAATCAGTAGGTTTACCACCATACCGAGCTTGTATACTAGGACTACATGCTGCAGCTAAGCGGACAATATCGACTGCAGGAGGATAAGTTCCAGTGTTAACACTATTTTGATTTGTTCTTACACCTTTGAGTTGCGAAGCTACTAAATCAAACAATTGCTCATCAACATCTGGTATAATACTTTGTGCTGTATCAACTAGGTTAACATCCATTTTTTGCATGGTGTTAGGACTACGCAAAGCTGTCATGGCATCTGGCGTTTCTAATACATTTTTAACTAGAGTTGCTTGTTGTTCTTTTCTTTTTTTAGGGTCTTTTATAAATGGAGGTATCCAACCATAACCCTCTTGTCTTAAAGCAACTAAGCTTCCATCATCGGTTTCTAAAGTAACTATACCCATTCTACTTTTTGTATTTAAGCTATAAGAAGTAACAAGAGTTTTTAATTTATCCTCATCTAGTTGTCCATTAGTGTTTTCATAGAAACTTGGATTTGCAAGTATGTCTGCCATAGCAAACATTACAGCTGCTTTAATATCAGGACTACCTTGAAATAGCGTAGCAATATTTTTATTATCTCCAGGCGTTGCATCAACAATAAACTCTTCACCTTTTAAAGTCACTGCGTTTGAAGTATAAGCAGCCATAAAAGCTTTATGTTCGTCACTATCTGGTACTAAATCAAATATAGTAGCAGCTATTTGTAATGCCACATTATTGCGAAACTGAACATCATTTGCAAGACTCATAGGGGCTTGTTTTGCTTTTCTTACACCACCTATATTCGGCATCTCTAACTCAGTTACATACTCTAAAACTTGTAGTCTAGATGTATCTGTCATTGCCTGTAGTTTACTTATTTGTTCAAAAGGCATTCCTTCATTTACAGCTTCTCTAAGTAACAATGCTAGACTGTGATCTGCTTTAGATAACTCTAACTCACTAATAGCATGAGCTAAATGTGCTGTTGGAATTTGACTCAGTACTTTACCATTTAACCATAGTTGTTGTGGAGACTGGGCTGAAGAATTACTAAGAGAAAACTTAATTTTCTTTTTCCAATCTTGACCAATTTCTCCAGTAACAGTAACTGAAAAGTTGTCCTCATAATAAGGATTTCCTTGTATCCTTGACCACAATATATCCATTTCTTCTTTGGTTAGAGAATCCAAATTAGATTCAGGATTTAAATATGTTCTACCCTCTTTATCCATAATTACAAGAGGAATACCATTACTATCAGGTCTTGGTTGTTGTTTTCCTTCTACAATATCAAAACCAAACTTAGTTCCATTTTCATTTAGATATTCAGGTCCACCTTCATCAAAAAACAATGGAAGCTTACCACTACTTATTCTATCAAATATAATATCTTTGTTAGTCTGTTTTCTAACACCATTCTTAACACCCATGCGATCTTCTATTTCTGTTTGTTTTCCAACATAAGTAGAGATAGCATCCCACTCAGTCTTACGAACAGTTGTTTCAATATCTCTATCAGCTTTTCTAGATAGGACTGCTAAGCGTTGGTAAGCAGAACCTAATGATTTAATCGGGCTTTTAGTTTCATCCCAGTAATCAATAGCTGGTTGGAATAAAGAACCTTGTCCATTTTCTAAAGCAAGATTAGCTTGTTTTTTCCACTCAGTTCGATGTTCTCTAATATTTGTTATTGTCTGTTCAATACTTGTAGTTGATTCTTCAGTTGGACCTGTTACTTTAACTCCTGCTTGTATGCTTTGTAACTTATCATACTCTGCACTAATTTTAGCTTGGAACTCATCACTTAAATCAACAACAGCATTACCCTTAGATGTAATCAAATGATCAATTACAGCACCAAAGGTTTCATTGGCAATTTTAAATCCACTTTCTCCAAGTGCATACCAATCAATATCAGCACCCTCAATTCCAATAGGCTGTTGTGCAAATTGGGTTGGAGTTTCCTTGTATAGGTTAATAGACTCAGGAGGAGTAAACCCACCCTTAGGTCCTGTTTCAAAGACAGTCTGCTCTAAAGGGTCTAGTGTTTTCTTACCGAGTAAATTACTTAATTCCTTCTGCATATTCGTATCAGCCATTGGTTGTATCTCCAAACATATTAGGGTATTTAGACATTGCTGTATAAATACTTTCTGTTAGTTCTTTTGTTGTTTTAATTCGACCAGAAGTAATCTCACCACGAAGACCACGATATACTTGGTCCTTTGATGAAGACTCTGGGTTAACTGCAAAGGCTTCATTCCATCTATCAATGTTATAATGACCTGCCTCTAATAACTTAGAGACTTCCATTGCAGACTGTCTCTCTTGACTAGAGATCACACTGCGTTGGGAATAGATCTTATTCTCAATAGCTTCTTTAATTGGCTGTGTTGCTGACTCTTTAACTAAGACTTGCTCAGCAAACGAAGGAGAACCATAGGGATCATTAGGCATAGCTTGCTTACGATCCTGTAAACCAAAGCTTGGAATAAAAGTACCATTCTCATCATAGATACCAATACGACCATTGACTACAGAGGCTACATCAAACAAGTTCATTTGTTCTAGCTTCATAAAGTCAGAAGAATGTTGGTCAGTAGACACATCAGGGTCTAGTTCATTCTTCATAAGGAACTGATTAACCTTACCACTCAATGAGTTAGAGTAGACCTGACTAGCCTTGCTGAAGTTAGCCGTAGCCACTACAGTTGATAGCTTAGCCAACTCAGGGGCTAAGGCTGCTCTTGCCCATTCAGGGGAGTTAGCCATACGATCTCGTAGGAAGAACTCCTTACTTGAGACACCACTGATATTGTTCAACTCAATAAGACTAGTGTTGATAAAGTCACTGGTTGCTCCATCTTTACCAGCTGGATGCATCTTCTCGTATTCCTTCCAAAAGTAATTCCTACTATTGTTGGAAAGACTGTCGAGGGAGTTATTCTTCTTCCAGTAATTGAATCTATTCTGTGCGTTAGTAGGATACATCTTAGTTGCTAACTCTGTGATCTGATTAATTTTAGCAATGTCTTGCTTGTCAATCATGTCCTCAGTGTTAACCGCATCAACGGCATTAGTGTTTGTTTCAGTTGCAATCTGTTGCAATGAAGAGTATAAATCTTTTTTAGCCATTTGTTATCCTTTTAAAAACGCATATCATTTATATTTCCAAAAGTTGGCATTGGCGGCAGACTACCCATGCCCATTAAACCACCTGAGCCACCAGCAGCAGGTGGCTTATCTCCACCACTGCCATACTTCATCTGAGCTTGAAGACCAACAGATGCTCCCTGCAGACCAGCTTGAATTAAACCCGTGGTCAATGCAGTTGAGGAGTTGTTAGCAATACCACCCTTAGATGGGATGAAGACTCCAAGGTCTGGAGCAAAGGCATTGCCTCGCTGTCCTAGTCTTGTTTGTTGTTGTGTGATAATATCTTGATAGGCACTACGATGATTTAGCTTAAGGGCTACCATGTTGCTACCTAATGCTTCAATGTTCTGACGAAGCATTGCTCTAGCCGTTCCACTACTTCCAGTAATACCACGGCTTGTCATTGAAGAGATGAACTGTGCATTGACCTGTGAGGTTTGCTTGCTTAGTGTACTCTTTTGATTTGAGAATGACTTGTCTAAATAGTATTCTGATAATGCTCGTTCAGTTGCAGCACCCTTTTCAATCTGAGCACTACGCTGAAGGTTGGCTTGGAACTCTCGCATAACATTTCTGTCTTGCGTTGCCTTCTGCCATTGGTTCTGAAAGTTTGCATTCCTTTGCTGGATCTCTGCTGCTTGTGCTGCTGCGTCAGCTTGGCTAGCTGACCCCAATGCACCCATAACGCCAGAGGCTAAAGATAGTACGCCCATTCCGACTGCTACTCCTACACCCATTTGAGTCCTCTTTCTAAGAAGGATAAGATATCTGGTATTGAATCTGTGAGATCCTCAGTACTTACCCGCATTATTTTATTTTGATTTTGATTGTTGAGCCACTCATTTAAATAAGTAGCATGCTCGTAGAATATATCTACTGGATTGATTAGAGTAGCAAAAACAGGATGTAGTTCACACTCATCTTTAAAGACTTTGTACATACTATACATCTGAGCTAGCTTATCTTTTCTTTCTAAGACAACAATATGAGATATTCGATTTGTGTTAAGGGTTATTAAATCAGGATACCATAGTTTTACAATATGGTTATTTAATTGTTTAGGGTCTAGTGTGTTTGTTTCCCAGTATCCCTTAGGATTGTGTTTAGGAACAACCATGTTATTGAATGCCTCCCCTATGATGGGGAGTCCTGCCTTCTTAGCACTCTGCATTACGAATGAAGTACCAGTACGGGGACCAATACCTGTTACAACAGCTATACTCATGAACGATTTCTTTTTAATATAGATTTACCGAACTTACTCTTTGGGATGTCCGTTCCATTCAACAAGATAGCACCAGAAAGCCTAGTACCTAGAATACCAAGTGCTCTTTTGTTTCCCATCCAATCCTTAATTTGATTCTTGTAGTCTTCCTGTTGTTTGTAAATCAATTCTCTATCTGGATCAATAGCCAAAGCATTAACCCAATGGGACACAGCAGCACTCAGTACATCAACACGGTCATCATGCTTAAGAGCACCCCGTTTGTTCTGTAGTCGAGTGATCTGCATCTGATTCTCTTTGTCTTGGATAACTCCAACATCAAACACAAGACGGTGTTGTGCCATGATTGGCTCAAGTGTACTTAAAATTCTATTCTCCTTAGAGCCTGTAACCTTGTACTCTTCAATTCCAATCTGTCCACAACTCTGTGCAATGACAGGTTGGATGATCTTACCGAACATACCATCACCATAGTTAGACTCATACTTAACAAGGTTAATCTTGTATTGATTAATAAGCTTACAGATCTTCATCAGGGTAACACTATCGTATCCTCCTTGAATGCCTGTCAATTCATGTATCACAATATAACCATGAGCAAAGGAAGCCACACATAGAGCTGTCTCATCCGCACCACGACCTGAGGGATCTATGAATAAGACCGTCTGATTGTAGGGAACAAAGGATGGCTCAATATGCATAGGCTCATAAACAAGATCACCCTTCATACCAAATGAAGAGACTCTCTTATTCACAACACTCTTAGCATGAACTACCTTGACTGGGAAGACCTGTGGATCTACATCCAATACAATTAAATCTTCTAATCTAAGGGGGTATCTTTTGACATCTGAAGTCGATGTCTTAAGCTTGTAGTGTAAATCAAAGTTGGTCGGACCAATCTTCGCTTCAATTTCAGCAAGCTTTTCTGTGGGAAATCTTTCAGGCTGAGTCGATTCTCCCGGCTCAAAGCCCAGACCAAGAATATATTCATCAACATTTTCTATCTCTTCGGGGTTAGTTAAGTCTGGCATGACAGCCGGAAACTTAACGGTGGGGTAAATCCCACCTAATTTATTATATACAGAGTCTTTAGATTGTGGTGTACCCAAGAATCGGATACTAGCCACATCAACTTTATTTACTACATTCTCTAACTCCAAGCATCTCTCCCAGAGTTTCTCTCTAGCCTGAGGGGAGTCAGAGTTTTCTACAATCTCAACATCATCACCAATAATCTGATCAGCATGTAGACCTGTGATCTGTGAGGTAATACCCTTAGCAGTTACTGACAGATCCTGTCCGAACTGGGTACGGGTATGTACATTAAAACCAAAGGCACTATCCTTGTCATTCTCTAATGGCTCAAGATCCTTCATGTAAGGAACCTGAGTTAGGATAGCTCTTGTTTGAAACACAAACTTAATAGCTCGGTCAGCCCCTGCTGATAATACAAGTATTGTAGTATTGTGATTCAACAAGAGTAACCATGAGACATAGCATGCCATGATAACGGACTTGCCGTCACCACGCCCTGCCTGTAGGAGCATATCCTTAGTTCCTACTTGGAGCCGATGTGCCATAGCGTATTGCTTAGGGGTAGGTTGACCCAAGCCTAGGTACTTGAAACAAAAGTAAAGATGGTTTCTAAAGTCTTCTAGGACTTCTGGGGGAGCTTTCATGGGCTTCCTTTCTAAACCCCCTAGCAGGGGTTATAAACGGTTTCTCAGTCAATGGGCTATCTTGCTAGCCCAAGTACAATCAAATGGTTCCTAAGGGCATTCCTGCCCCTAGGAACCGTTGTTTTAAATCTGGGTAGACTTAAATTTGAATGGCATCTTAGCCTTCATAGCACTCTCTAGGGTATCTAGGGAGGTAGTAGGGATGCCATCTAGAGCTTCCCGGTTGTCGTTGACCACGCCACGAATGACTTGGTACAGACCGGGGGTACTCTTTGTATCGTCCTGAAGATCGTCTAGAAGACGCTCAATAAGACGAGCATTTAATTGAGTGATAAGTTCTTTATTCACTTCTTCTTAAACAGCTCAGGCAGCTTGCTCACTGGAACGACTGATCCAGCGATATAGCCAACCACGCAAAGAAGACATGCAAACCAAATTGAACCAATAAATGATGCCATAATATTATCCTTGTACTTTCTTATATGCAGCATCGAAGGCAGGATCTCCTGCTCTGAATGCTGCGATTGCTTCTCTAATGGTAGTAGGATCTGATTCGTCCTTGGCTTCAGCAAGCAACTTAGCTTGTTGAATCTTCTTCTCTGGGATAAACAACCCAAGAGAATATACTACCTTCTTAATTAATGTACCAATTCCTGTGTACCACAAGAGTACACATACACCTAATATAGCTAAAGCAATAAAGCCGTAACTAAGTAGGTCTGCCCACCAAGGGGTACTGTCTTTAATGTTACCTAAGACACCAGCAATATCCTCAGATTCACCAAGGATATTACGGGCATGTTTGTGGGCGACTACGATGTCATTTGTATTTAATATCTGTAAAGCATTTGTTTGAATCTTATAAGTGCTTGTAGATATCTCATTAACAGATGAACATCCTGTAAGAAAAACTAGTAAGAATATCTTACGCATTAATTCCTTTCCAGCATCTCAATACGATACCGTAGTTCCTTCAACTCAACCATCACAGCCACCATGTTCTTTCCTAATTCAATATCAGTCTTAACTAGATCTCTAGTTATGTCTTTTAATAGAAGAAGTTCTGCCATGCTGTTGTCGATTTGAGCCTCCCTTTTGCCTAGGCGTATAATAACAGTAACTACCCCAATGGTGAGAATAGCTAATTGCAATACCGAAACATAGATACCAATGTTATTCTCATTCATAGGTTATTCCTTAAGCTATACGCATTAAAACATATTCAATAGTTGCTCCACCACCATTATTAAGTGTGAATGTAGTACCACCTACACCACCAGTTAAAACACTTCCTACAGATACTCTAGTAAATGTTCCAGTAGTAGTCATAGAATTAGAATCTATACGATAAGCTAGCATTGTTGCAATTGGATCTACAGTTGCAAATAACGCAGATTTGGTATAGGCAAAAGTTGTACTACCCGCTGTTAGTTTTTGCTCAAGAATTATAATTTGATGACCCTCAAGTACAGTAAGAGATGTATTTCTAGCACCACCCGATGAATGGAATATTGGAAAATATTTTGGTACATTAACAGTCATACCACTAGTAGTAATAACGGCAGCCGCAGCCAGGGTTATTGCTCCTATTACATATTGTCTTATAGGAACCTGCATAAGCAGTTTTTTAATTGGAAGGCTAGCATTAGTATCACTTATACTATCTATAGCACCATCAACATAAGTCTTATTAGTTAAATGGTTTCCAGTAGTTGGTGCTGTAGCAGCAGTAATTGCTGCGGTTGTAACAGTTAAACTACCACCAATAGCAGAAGCACCTGAAACACTTATACCACCTGAATTAACAGCAAGACCACCTTGATAAATAGTAACTTGCTTAGCGAATGAAGCACTACCACTATTTAAAATCTCGAAATTAGTAGCACCTGCAAAGCCCGTAACACTAAAGTTACCAAGAGAAGAACCAAAGGTTTGACTATTTGCACCTGCGTTGCCACCAGTAAGGGTCATAAACCCTGAAGTAGCGGTACTGATTGCAGTATCCATTGCACTCTTAGTAATAATTGCATCCGCTAGGGTGGGAGCCGTAGATGGACTGTAAACCAAGAATGCCTTACCGGATACTGGAGCACGAAGAACAAGATCACCAACAGCATAAGTACCAGCACTAGCAGTAGAAATAGCTTCTAGTGTAGAATCTGTTGTACCGAGTTTAAGCTTAGTGCCTGTAGTCTTAAATGTAATAGCATCACATGAAAGTGTACCTAAAGTACTAGCACCCGCTGTTAAGGTATTTGTAGAACAATCCACATTAGCTAGCAAGCTGATCTTACCTGTTCCAGCAGGATCTAGAATAAGATCTAGATTGCCTGTTGTTGTTAGTGTATTAGCCGCAGCACTAGTAATTATAACAGATCCAAGTGTGGCTCCAGCAAATGTTGGAGTAGCAGCAGTGTGGATGTTCTGTGGTAAACTTAGAGTTGGCGTAGTAGTACCAGTTACAGTTACTTGATTGGCTGTACCAGTAACACTAGTAACACCAGTATTATTAAAGGTAACAGTATCAGTAGTAGCATCAGTAGTTATACTCATACCAGTACCAGCAGCAAGTGTTAAAGTATCTGTTGTGGTATCGACAACAACATTGGATTGACCAGCTACAGCAATAGTTCCAAAGATATTTGGAGCTACTGCCGAATTAGTAATAGTAATTGTTGAACCCGAACCAGTAACAGTAATACCACTTCCTGCAGTTAGATTGAGTGTACTAGAGTTTGTAGCAGCGGTAACAGATGTTCCACTAGATGGGGTGATGGTTTTAAAGATAGCTTGTGAGCTACCCTTATCAGTATTAGTAATACTAATACCAGCACCTTCACTGCCGCTTCCGGTAACTGCAACACCATCACTGCCCGTAGCAGTTGCAACATAGTTTCCAGTAGTATCAGTACCAAGAGCAACAGAGTTAGCGGCTATTGTTGTAGCTATAGAAACAGCAGCAGAGCCATCAAAATTAACTGTACCAGTAACATCACCAGTAAGGGCAATGGCACGAGTAGTAGCTAGCTGAGTAGCAGTTGCTGCATTTCCCGTAAGTGGGGAATCAGTAAATGCCAAATCCTTAGTAGCAGCACCAACACGCAGTTTCAGTGTATTTGATTCCCACCAAAGATCACCCGCTGTAGGTGAGGTAGGAGCAGAGCCACCAACAAAGCGTATAGGAGCTAGAGAGGTAGTACTACCGGGTAGTTGAATCATCCCAGTCATTGTTCCACCAGCACGAGCCAACGCATTGTTTGCCGTAGTAGCAACCGCAGGAACTGTAGTACTTTCAAGCGTTGTTACTCTTGCAGTTGCAGTAACTAGAGCAGAGTTAGTGGCTACAGCATAATCATTAACAGTTTTTATAGCAGAAGAAGTCGCTGCTGTATCAGTAAGTGTAGAGGCTAGTGAACTAGAGAGGTTTACAGCAGCAACACCGGATGTAATAGTAAGTCCTGTACCCTGCTTAATACCACCTAATACGGTAGAAGTAGCAGGAACAACAGAAAGTACACCAGAACCATTGATGCTAAGACCACTATCATTGCCTGTACTAATCTGTACTAAACCAAGAGCACCTGTTGTAGCTGCATCTCTATAAGCAATTTGCTTAGTAGCTGAGGTTGTTCTAAACTGTAAGACATCATTAAGATTCCATAGGTCACCGTTAACCAATGTACCAAGGGTTGCAGCCGAAGGAGGAATAGATAGAGAAGCTATTGCCGTAGTTGCAGTAGCAGTCCTTAGCTTACCTGTCATCTGAATAGTACCGTCAATAAGCATACTGGCTAGTCTTAGTGTATTAACAGAGGTAGCCGAAGCAGCAGTCGTGCTGCTGGTTGTATTAACTGTATCAGTCAGATTAACCGCAGCAACACCAGCTGTAATGGTAAGTCCTGTGCCTTGCTTAATACCACCAAGTTGTGTCGTAGTTGCAGCTGGTAAAGATAAAGCACCTGTTGAGGTGTTTAAACTTAAGCCACTTGTGGCAACAGCATCAACCATGACTTGACCAAGGGTAGCATTACCCGCAGTAGGATAAGTAACATTTACTATGCCACCAGAGCCAGCAGCTAAGCCTGTGCCTAGCTTTAAACCGCCTAGTTGTGAAGCAGTACCAATAGGTAAAGACAACGCACCTGTTGAGGTGTTAAGACTTAAACCACTAGTTGCAACTAGAGCAACCATAACCTGACCAAGGGTAGCAGTGCCAGCAGTAGGATAAGTAACATTTACTATGCCACCAGAGCCAGCAGCTAAACCTGTGCCTAGTTTGACAGCACCAAGTTGAGTTGCAGTTGCAGGAATAAGTGCAAGATCACCAAGACCTGTTACACTGATACCACCATCATTTCCGGAAGCAATAGATACTAAACCAGTTGAACTAGTTGTAGCAAGACCACCAGAAACAACGCGAGATAAACCAAAGTTTCTAATTGTGATGCTTCCTGTTGGGGTAGCACTAACATATACATTTAGTACTTTAGTTGCTCCACCACTAGTATCTAAGAAGAAGTATCCATCATATACAGTACCAGCCGTAGCATCTAATGCATTAGGAGTGAAGACTCTAGTGCCACCCTCAGCATCAATCAGAATCATTGCTGAACTGGTTGCGTATATTGGGTTTGTAGGATCTACAAAATTAAAGCGATAGCGTATAAAGCTTGTAGTTGCTGGTGTTGTAGATGCAATGGCAGTAGCAGATGCCCAAGTTTGTTTAAACACTTGAGGAGTAGCCGTACCAACAATAGAACCACCAGCATTTAGAACAGCTGTTTCAACATAACCAAAGTTAACGGCATCATTAGCTGCCAAAGAACCAGCAGGGCGCATAATCATATCAGTGAGATATTTATTACCCGCACTTAAATTGGATCCGGTAGCAAAGATTGCATTAGCTTCTAAGTAACTCTTTGTAACAACATCTTGAGCAGCTGTTGGATTCACTACATTAATAATCTTCTTAGTCCCGGCACTTAGCGCACCTCCGGATAAGAAGACTGAATTGGTAGCAAGTCGATTATCAATAGTAGTATTAAGACCTGAAGTTAATGTGTAGTTTGTGTCTACATAATTCTTCGTTGCTGCATCTTGAGCCAGAGTCGGATCAACTACATTAATAATCTTCTTAGTCCCGGCACTTAGCGAACCTGCGGATAAGAAGACTGAATTGGTAGCAAGTCTTGCATCTATCGGTGTATTGATAGCTGAGGTTAGAGTATAATTAGTGTCTACATAATTCTTAGTTGCTGCATCCTGAGCCGAAGTAGGATCTACAACCGCAGTAATTCTTTTAGTACCTGCACTGAGCACAGCACCAGACAAGAAGACTGAGTTAGTAGCAAGTCTAGCATCTATCGGCGTATTAAGAGTTGCTGTAGTTGTGTAACTAGCTAGAGCAGTATCAACATATAGCTTATTAGCTGCATGACTATCCACTGTTGGTGTAGCAACACCAAAGATATTTTGAGCTACTGAAGATCTTAGGGCAGTAAAGCGGCTATTGACTGAATCCCAGAATGGAGCATTCGCTTGAATCTGCGTCAGTGCAGCAGCATTGAAACCACTAAGACTTTGGAAATTATCCACTACATATTTCTTAGTGGCTGCATCTTGATCACTTACGGGATTAAGTACATTACTAATTAACTTAGTACCTGCATTAAAGAAAGCACCAACCCCAAGAGATAGTGCTCTTGCATCAATAAGAGTATTAGTGTTAGTACTAAAATTACTGATATGTGCTGTTGATATGGCTACAGAGTTTGCAGCCACAGTGACTCGTCCCTTAGTATCTACAGTGAATGTAGGAATAGTAGTAGTACTACCATAACTACCCGCTGAAGATGTAGCTAAAGGTGGAATCAAAGCATCAGCAAAAGGTGAAGTAGTAATACTAATAGCTGAAGCAGATAATGCAGGAATATCTCCACTAGTAATAGCTCTTTGGCTAATAGCAGTTATTCTTCCCTTAGTATCTACTGTGATATCTTTTACAGGCTGCGTACTATACGCTCCTGCTGTGATAGTAGCAATAGTATTTAGACATGTGTCTGGGAGAACGAATGCACCGGGAGTTGCAGGATCAATCTTACTAAGGATAATACCTGAAGGTATAAAGCTTACTGGAAGAGCTGATTGACCTGCGGTTACTGTATCTAATTTTGCAACTAAAATAGAACCGTCAGCAATAGCATCTTTTGGTAAGATATAACTTTGGGATAAAGCATTACTCAATTTACTTAATGGAATACTACCGGGAAGGTCATCAATGCCCATATTTCTATGGCTAGTGGTAGTTACACGACCTTTATTATCATACGCAACTTGTAACATATTGTTGGTATTAGATGCCGTAGCTTGACCATATGTACCAGCACCAGTAACGGATGTAGTAGGTAAATCATTTACTTCAATTGATCTGTTAGCAGCTGCAGTTAGATTACCCTTAGCATCTACCGTAAAGCGTGTGAGTGCATTGGCACTAACACCACTAATAGCTCCATAAGAACCAGCGGTAACAGCAGTATTTGGTAAATCACTTGTTGTAATAGTAGCAGTACTAATAGAAGTAATACGACCCTTGGTATCTGCTGCGACTGTAAGCAGTTTACCTGTCCCACCATATGATTGTGCGACTAGACCAGATACAACTGGAAGATCATCGACCGTCATATTTCTATGGGTTAGGCTGCTTAAGATACCCTTGCTATTAACAGTAGCAGACACCATGTTATTGGTATTGCTTGCTGTTAGCTGTCCAAAAGTACCAACAGATGTAGTTAAAGTACTAGGAAGATTCTCTAAAGGGAAGGTATAAGTTTGTCCTATTGCTGAACTTAGTTTAGACAGTGGGATAGCATTAGGAAGTCTAGCAATAGCTACTGTGCCGGAAGTTAAGTTGTCAGCATTATTTAACTGACTTAAGTTTACAGCATCAGTTGCCGCAGTACCGGGAGATAAATTTGTAATTTTATAATCTGTTGCAACACCCGGAAGTCTGGTTGTAAAGTCACCAGTAAATGTTGGTGTTCCAGCAACTAGACCTGTACGATAGATTGCACCTTTGGTTACAGCATTTTTTACTGCTAACACATTGGCAATAAATGTACCACCTGAGTAGGCGATATTATCTTGACCCGTAAAGAATGTTCCAGTATCAGTAATTTCTTTACTACCTACATCCTTAATAAAGTTATTATTCATTTTCAAATCGCCGTTCCCTAAGAAGGGACCGTCAACTGCATTCTCGTCATACTTAAGAATAATTTCATTACGAATCTTAGCAACAACTTCTTGTACTAAATACTTTAACTGATCAAACTGTAGGTTTAACTGTGTTGTAGTTAAGCGAGTACCGGGTGCAAAGGTTACAATGCTATTGAGTGATACAGTCTTTCTACGAATAAAAACTTTATCATACTGTCGAACTGGCGGTCCGGAAGTTGTATTTGCTTGCAGTAGTGGGATGTCAACATACTGGTCATTCCCATTTGCATCTTTTAAAGTTAGTGAAAAAGAACGGCTTTCAGGATAAAACTTAAAAGGATTGTAAGATGAGCCAACAAGAATTGTACTTAAATCAATAAAGGTCAATACCTTGGTTTGTTCATTGATTGTGTACCAATTTTTTGGGAAGATGAATAACTGTCTTCGGTCTGCAATTGTAAATACATTTGTTCCAAAATTAGTATCAGCTCCAGTATCAAAGACTCTCTCGACTTCAATCTGATCAATAAGCGGGACATTCGGTAAGAATGCCATTGTACTTAAATCAAAAGTACCACTTGCTACAGATGAATTATTATTTGAGTCATAGATGAGTGTTGTCTGTGCTATATGTAAGTTATCATATGTTGTCATATGTGTCTCCGTTAAGTGTCAATGGTTGTATATTTCTGTTTAAACTTACCCTTAAACTCCATGTTCGTAATATTAACTGGAGTTGGGTATTCACTGGTAATTCTAATAGTAGTTGAATCTGAGTATCCAAGAATCTTAGATACAAATTCACCTTGCTTTTGAAATATCTCTAGAGGTAAAGTATCTTCATAGATTGTATACTCCGGTCTTGTTGGAATATAGCTTGTTGTGAATGCGGGTCTACCTCTATGGGTTACTTCAATATCATATGGTCCAGTGAAGTAGTGTCTAAAGATAGCACTACGGATATTCAATACACCATCTATAATATTATTATTTTCATCGCGTACAAACAGAGTACTGAGTTCTACATTCATCTTAAACTTAACACCAATGTATACATAGTAATTATTGATTGCATAGTTTGCACCAATAACTACAATCTCTGTATACTGTCCACCATTAGCATCTGTTTTATTAGTGACACTAAAAGGTTGTATAGCTACATTACTTAAATCTTCACTATCAGGAGTGCCGTTATTTAAATATCCCTTAAAAAGAACAACAAAGTATTTATCTATTTCAATTATGTTAGTATGTCCCGGTATACGATAAGTAGTAGTAGCTGTGTATGGATCATATTTAGCATTGTAATTAACAGCTTGTGAATCTGAGTTAATAATTTTCATCTTAAACATTCGATCAAGACGAGGAATATACACATCTTCATTTAACATATAGTTACGATAAAGATAATATTTATAAGTTTCACTACCAGCACTAGTTTCTCGTTTACTGACAACATACATGTTATTAGAAAAGCACTGCAGTGTCTCAATAGAATCTGTAGCATCTAAAATGTAACGATAGAATGAATTCTGTACAACCCTATCCCCACTAAACCGATTGACATACCCATAAATATGATTCCGCTGGTCATCATCTACAAACAGTAGTGTGTCCTGTGCGGGGGCTGTGGCTGCAGTCCTGTAGTTCTTTGGTAGATAGCCAGCTGCTGTGCTTGAAACCTCTACAGCAGAAGCGTAGCCCATTGTACCCTTACCCGTAAACAGGAAGAGCTTCTGGGAATCAAAGAAGTATAGTCGTGACCCAATAAACTGTGGGTCTAGGATAGGCGCAGTACCATAGTAGGTAACCGGGGCTACCGCTACATTGCTTGGCGACAGTTCCATACCTGCGGCAGACATCAATTGGAATTGGATGTTAGCCTTGGTATTGATAAACATATACTCTTCAAAGGGAGTCATACTTGTGATCTCACAGTAGCTATTTGAGGAGACACGAATGTCAATAGGATCTGTAGTAATAATGTTATTTGAATCTTTAAGGAAGAGTGATTCATATTCACCCATCTCAGATGAGAAAATAACATCATCAGCAGAGAACCACAGTCTATCTTTAAAGACTGCGATAGAGTTAATCTTTACATGCTTTAGGCTCTTGCGGTCTACGGTCTTAAAGATACTCGGTCCCGGATTAGTTGTCTTGTCACCTGTGGTTCTAGCAGACCATTGAATTGGTTCCATGTTCCATGCGGTTACATTCGATGCAGCAATAGATACCACAAGTTTCTGTGGCATTCTTCGGGGATCAATGTAAGAGTGTTCATCGGGTGTTCTAATCTTTTGGAGATAAGGTCTACCTGTTGTAGTAATTTCAGTTGTATGGACTACACCTCCAGTTGTTCCAGAGTAAGTATAAATACCTCTAGTTGCATCTGAAGGGCTATAGTAATAAGTTTGCTCAGCTGGATTCCAACTAATAACTCTATAGTATCCACTTGTTGTATTAAGATATGGATTAAGTGTGAAGAAGATTTTACCACGACCCTTGATAATACCACTGAGAAGAGTATCGCTGTCATAGAGAGACTCAAGCATTTGCTTGGCAGTATCATCTGTAGTACTAGTTAGTTTAGCATTATTAGAAAACCAATCATCTTTTTCAGGAGGCAATCTAATATCAGATAAATCATTAACACGACTTCCTAAGTAAGCTTGAGCTGTATTATAGTAATAGTAATCATCAGCAGAAATATAGTCTGCATTAGTTATGGCAATACTATAAGTAGATGAATTGGTTATTGCTGTTGAATAAACACTACTTACTGTGGCAGTTTGTGTGCCACCATCGTAACTAACAATAGTTCTTACTTGCCCACTATTAGTACCACCAGTAATAGTTATTGTTTGTCCGACATAAGCGTTAGTTACTATAGAGGCACTAGCTGCTAATTTAATAGTTGAGGTGGAACCACTTACGGCTGTGCCTGTAACAAGAAGACTGCTAATATCAATAGTATAACGAGATGTGGCATCTGGAGTTATACTCCAAGTTGACACTGTTGCACTTCTTGTTGATCCTACATAATCTTGAATTACTTTAGTTTGTCCTGATCCAACTCCAGATGTTATTGTAATTGTCATCCAATTATAAGAATCATCCTTATCACTAGAACTACTATCTAATGTAATAGTAGTAGCTGATCCAGCTGCTGCTTTACCTATTAATAATGCAGGTCGGAAGCCAAGTAAAACATCATCGGTAGTAGCCGCTAAGCCGTCTGTACCTGTGTCAAATACCTTGGCAACCTTAACTGCCGTATAGTATTTAATCTTACGACCATTGATATCATCAGTTCCAGTTACTACACCATCAAGATCAAATAACTTACCTTCAACATCAGAACTAAATCCCGCTCGTACATTCTTATTAAGAACAACGACACTTGATCCTAGCGATACAGCCTTAAGGGCTTCCTTGGCTGTCTTGTTATTGGGGTTATGTGTGATGTATGCACGGCTGTCTGTCTTAACAACACCAGTGGCATTGGTCTGATCAGCAGGAGTTAAATCTTCCCATGTACCTGTAGGGTAGACTCTGAAGATATAGAATAACTTTTCAGCATCACTTGTTGCACTAAAATCAATGACAACAAGGAATGTATTCTCTTCATTAATACTGTACCAATAATACCATAGATCATGGTTTGCTGGAACAGCGGCTAAAGAATATAAATCTAATCGAATAGTGGTTGATGAGGTATCCCATGAGGTAGCCTCTGCTGCAGTCTTCTGCGGTACAATCTCAAAGCCGGGTCGCTTCTCAAAGTTACGCTCTAGGGAAACTAAAGCATTATCAATATTCTCTGCTTCGTTTGGTTGCCGTCTATTAGGCGACTGTCTGCCAACAGAGTTGGTTGTGAAGACAGGAACTTTGGTTGAGGCATAGCCAGCCTGTGGGCTGCGTCTGCGAATAGCCATTAAAAACCTCCAGTGCGAAAGTATCTAAACCGATTTGGATCACTTAAACTACGAGAACGCTGTGCTGAGCTTCTAGGCATACTGTACATACCGAAGATGCTTTTCTTCTTGTCATTTACATCCGCTGCTTTGCTCTTAAGGGCAAAGAGTTGCTCTTGGTATCCCAAGAAAGCATCAGTAGCTTCATCACCCTGAGTAATACTCTGGTAGTGACGCATAGCAGTAGCCATGATGGCTCTCTGTACTGCAGTCTCTAGATTCTCCCAAGGTAGTTTCATAGTCAGTTCAATATAATACGGACCATTAGTGGCTTGCCATATATCTGTATCATCAGTAATGTTCCACAGACGCATTGGAGATGTATTATTCAAAACTCTTGCTTTGATAAGATAACCATCTTTATTTGTATGTTGTGACACTAATTCAGCAGCTAAGATACCAGATTCATCTCCATCGGGAGTAGGTAGTGCAATATAACCATCGGTTACTAGACCAAACTCACGGGTAAACTTATTACCCGATAGTCCACGCATCTGATGATCCATACTTGCTTGCTCTAAAAGTGTGTCTGCAATTCCTGTATCAATACCCGACTCACCCTCAAGGTCGGCTACAAGGTTTTCACCTGAAGCCAGTAGCATATGATTAATTGCTTGTAGCTTTGTTATTAAGCCCATAGTAGCCTCCTTTAAATTGTTAGAAAAAACCCACCGACTCCCACTTAAGGGAGCCGGGGGTAGATAAACGATCACCTCCGATTCAAACTAGTACTAATAATAGAAACTTGTTATGAAGGAGAGTGGTAATCATTAGCTTGTTACAGCGTATTCTGCAGCAAAACCACCAGTCCAGTTACCAGCGGTAGTGGATGAGAGGTATGTTGCAATGTCAGCACGAAGATCAGCAGCAGCCGCAGCTGAGCCAGCGGTGATGAGCTTGACCATCTCAGGCTTGATGATACCAGTACCCTTAAGCATGCTGCCTACGGTGAACTGAGTATTACGGCGAACATCCTGTACGGTGTCAACCTTCATGCCCATGAGGGATAGACCAGCAATCGACTCTGCTTGGAAGATGATACCAAAGATACCAAATTGTGAGCAGTTAAGATTGTACTTTGAACCACCAATGTTATTGGCTTCGGTGGTGTGGTTAATCTTTGGGATATGATTGGTCTTAATAATCTTGACACCCATGTAATCAAGAGAGTCAGTCATCATGTTCATGCCAGTAGTCATATCAGGAGCAACAAGAGCACCCTGAGAAAGATTAACATTGTTAGTCAGTGCTCGTGGAATACCAAGAGCACGGATGACTTGGAAGACCTTTGGAGGTACAGCGCAATAGACGCTGCCAACACCAATATCATTCTCCTGACAAACAACGAGGTAATCCTCGATAGCTTGGAGAACCTTGAGTCCTTCGACATCAGTAGCTGCTGCAACACTTGCAATGGTGTCTGCAATCTGGCTTGGTACATGGAAAGCAGCCGCTGCAAGACCACGAGGATCCGAAGCGAGTGCTGGAACTGAACCTGCAGCAACGAGTGCCATCAGAATCTGACGGTCGCGGGTGCTAGCAAGGGTGAGTCCAGCCTGACGAGCCAACTCAGAGCGGTAATCCCACTGAGTAACGAGCAAGTCAACATTGTCAGTTTCAAAGTGAGCAGCCATAGGACGCTTATCAAGATTGACCTTGATAGTGGTGCTCTTGTTGTCAGAGGTATCACCACCGAGTTCAATACCAGCATTCCACGATGGGTTCAGACCAACAGTACCAGTGATTGGGAACTCGTATGAGAAACCACCAGTGAGGGTCTTATTCGTAATGAGGTTTTCAAATACATTGAACTGATCGTATGCATTGATTACTTCGCCAGACCAGAGTGGGAGCCAGAGCTTATTAACGCCAGCTACGCCACCCGAAGTTTCGGCTGAGACATCACTCCGTGTTAGAGCGAGGTCGCCAGCAGCAATATTATGTCCTGAAAATGCCATAGTAGTATTCTTTCTTAAAAAAGATCATATCATTCATATCAAATTGTAAGACAAAAAAGTTCTCAACCGTTCGATTATTCCTAAGGGAGTCTTTTTGTTGAGTGAGTTTAGCCAAGGGTTATCCATTACCATAAAGGGGGATTTACCCTTTGGCTAACCTCAGTCGATCCGTTGTCTTGTTACGGATTATTTGGGTAATTTTTCAAAGTTAGTACGCATCATCCGCTGCTCAACATAAGCACGATACTTAGGATCGGCATTGAAGCCCGGATGATTACGCTCTGCAGAGAACTCACGCTTAGTTTGGTAAGCAGTAAATCCCTGTTGAGTCGATGCAATAGGGATCTGCCCTCTTGCGGTTGGCTTGGGTTCTGCACTCTTGCTTGTCTGTGTGGTCTTAGCATACTTAGCCTGAAGCCCATAGAGGGCTACATCCCAAGATGCTGATGCTAGGTTCTGATTGACTGAAGCTTGTTCTGCAGCACTGAGGTTCTTGCTAGCCCAGACAAAGAGTTTACTCAACTCTTCCCGACCACCAACTAACTCAGATGCCTTAGTATAAGCCATCTCAATCTTAGCCTTCTGTCCCTGCATATATTCATTAACAACATAATCAGGAAGACCAGTCTTCTTCTTAATGACTTCCAATGTCTCAGCCGAAAGATCATTGTTGGCGGTGAACTCAATGGTCCACTGCTTCCAATCATCTGAGGATGCCGGGATATTTTCTACCTTGGCTACCTCTTCAACCTTGTTCTCTGGAATCTTTAAGACCTCTGGTAACAAAGGAATTACTTCCTTCACAGGTTCTACCACAGGTTGTCCCGTAACTGGATTAGTAGTTGACGGGGTTGCTTCATACTTCTTCTTCAGGTCTGCAACTTCTTGTCGTGACTGAGTGTATCCTTTTTGAGCAGTCTTTAAACTCTCAAACCAAGCTCCGGCATCCTTGAAGTTTTCAGGGACAGCCATACCTTGGTTTCTTACATAAGCATCAAAGGCTACTTTCTCACGAACAAGCTGAGCATCCTCTGGAGTCGATGTAAGAGATTGTTCCGAAGACATGACTGGAGTCTCGGAGGATTGTTCCATCATATCGGGAGTCTCTTCATTCATATTGTGTATCTTTCGTTAAATTTAATAAGGCTTCTTCTTGGAAGCGGCTTTCTTAACTGCCATCTTCTTGTCCATCTTCTTATCCATCATCATCTTCTTAGCTGGTTTCTTCTTCATAGTATTCCTTTCTTATAAATAATTGTGTTAGGCTATAGAGTTATAGATTAACCAATAGAGCAATAATTGTACAAGATGTTAGCGTATGCTGCTGTGGCTGTAGCTGAGATAAAATCAACCTCAACATGGGAACATCCAAACACTGGAACAACTATTGATGCTACCGACAGCACAGCAGCGTTATTAATTAATGTGTTTGCACCCATGCCAGCGGTTGCTGTGATACCATGTACACCTTTAAGGGCAACAGAGTTGTTAGTAATCATTGTAGAAGCCTGAACTCCCGCAATTGAACCTACAAACAACAGTGTTGGATAGTAATTATTACCTAGTTTCGACCAACCTGTTACTCGAAAGCCAGCACTAGTTGCGAAGCTGAGCAGTAAAGGATGAATACGCACATGTGTATAGGAACCTGAGGGAATAATTAAACTTGTGGCATCACTTGCCATAGAGGTTAGTGTCGTGTGTTCGTTATAAGCCGTTGTGGAATTAATGTTGTCAGTAGTTATTCCAACAAACATATCCTCTCTTGCTTGTTTTGTTTGAGACATTGTGTGTGTATGAATCATTATTTTTTATCTTTCTTTGGGTACACTATCTTTGCAGCGTCCTTACCCGTGCATGTAGTAGTCTTACCACAATTACATTTGTATGTTGTCTTTGCCATGTTTTATCCGTATGCTTTCATTTCAAGTTGTCCTTTGCCGCCAACTGCACCTCCATATGACGCTCCGGATTTTGCATAGCCGCCACCACCGCCACCACCCGGTTGTGTACCCGCTGTCGGAGGAGTGTTGGTAGCGTGAAGTCCACCCAATCCTTTTGTTGTTCCACCTCCGCTAGCAGGGTTTCCTCCATCTTTACCGTCCTGAGCGACAGTAGCAGAAGAAGTACCACCAACCCCATTATTTCCATTTTGGTTTGACAAGTTTCCGTTTGTGGCACTTCCACCACCGGCACCAGTACCACTCCCCCCACCAAAACCACCTCCTGCTACGGGTGCAGGGGAAAAATTTAAAATGGTCGTTACACCCCGAAGATGGGAATTGAGGGACGTACCCGCCGCGTTTGCGGTCACCGCACCTCCGTTTGAAATATTGAAGTAAATTAAATCTCCAGACGCGAGGTTGCTTGAATAGCGATGTCGGCATCTAGCACCACCACCACCGCCACCGCCACCCGATATAACTGCTGGTTGTCCTCCTCTGCCGCCGCCAGCAGGTTGATAAAAACCATTTTGACCACCGCCACCGCCGCCGTACATATCCACTTCGATATAAACCGTTCCTGCTGGAACCGTGTACACATTATCTAAATTGTTAGTAAAAAGTGTAGTTCCTAGCAGAAGGCGCGAGTTTGCTCGTTGACTTCCGATGTAAGCGGCACCAATCATGCGAATGCCAAACCGCCGACAAAGCCAAGAGTTCTAGTGCCGTCATTAATAAAGGTAATTACATCAACACCGCTATTTGACAGAGTTGGATCTACGCCTCCGGGGAAAAGAATGTCGGGATGCCATGAACCTGTCGAGCCGTTCATTAACCCACCATTCACAAAAATAACGGTAGTGGCTCGACCACTCGCGCCATTATAATTATACGCATAAGCGTTTTGCGTTCCAGTTGCGGATCCAGTAACAGTCTGAATGTTTCCTTGAGCCGGATCTACATATATAGATCGCAGTGTTCCTGCGGCGTAGACCTTGGAATCAACAACGGTCACTGATCCCGCAAGCGTGAGTCCTGAACTGCCGCCAGTTATTTTTGTACACGCGAATCCTTTTATAGAATCTCGTTGAACAATCGTGCTTGCTGTGTCAGCATCTGTAGCCGTTGTATAAGCATTGCCTAAAGTTCCACTTGTAATATCAGCAGCAGAATGCGTGTGGGTGTTGTTACTGCTGACTTCAACAACAGAGCCATTGCCCTTCTTCAAGTAGACCTTGCCATCTGCGGTGTTGATAGCTAACTCGCCCAACGATAATGATCCCGCCGCTGGTATAGATGATGCTGTTGCGCTTCTTTTAAGCTGAATTATATTTGCCATTAGTTACCTTAATAAGAACCACCGTCAATGGTGCTGTCTGTGTATAAACCATTTGTAACTGTACTTGCATTACCAATCAAAGCACCACGGAAATTAGTCGCTTCGATGTCACCCTTAGTGCCAGAGAAAACTTCGGTTGTATTGGTTGCGTCTGGGATAAAGGTTAGATATCCAGTTGAATCGTCAAATCCAAAGAAGCCAACCTTTGCCGAAGCTCCATTGTGCCACCTAAATTCTACTCCGCGATCCTTGCTATCATCTGATGCAGGAGCGGTGTCACCACCAAGAGTAATGATGGGGTCATCAAGAGTCGTTGTGGTTGCATTAACTGTAGTAGTAGTGCCGTTGACTACTAGGTTGCCGCCAATAGTAACATTTCCTGTAGATGAAATAATATCACAGCCAATTGTTCCTGTGAATGTTGGACTTGCTGAAAGAACAGCCGAGCCAGTTCCGGTACTGGTAGTAACGCCCGTACCGCCCTGTCCAACCGTCAGTGCAGTTGTCAAACCACCAAGGGATGTAATGTCAGTGTTTGCACCCCGCGAGGCAATACCTGCCGAAGCAAAACTATTGGCTCCAATACCACCTTGCGCTACAGTTAGTGGAGTTGTTAAACCAGTAATAGATGTAATGTCGGAGTTTGCTCCACGCAAAGCAATACCTGCCGAAGCAAGTGTACTAAATCCAGTACCTCCGCTACCAACAGGAAGAATACCGCTTACACTTGTTGCTAAACTTACTCCAGAAGACGATCCTGTACCACCTTGTGATACAGCCAGTGGGGTTGTTAAACCAGTAATAGATGTAATGTCGGAGTTTGCACCTTTAAGAGCCAAGCCTGAAGAAGCAAGCGAACTGAATCCCGTACCACCATTTGCAATAGGCAGAATACCACTTACACTTGTTCCTAAAGCTACGCCAGAAGATGTTCCTGTTCCACCGTTTGCAACAGGAAGAATTCCACTTACACTTGTTGCTAAACTTACTCCAGAAGCCGACCCGGTACCGCCCTGCGCTACAGTCAGTGGAGTTGTTAAACCAGTAATAGATGTGATGTCGGAATTAGCTCCCTTGAGAGCAAAGCCTGTAGCCGCAAGTGTACTAAATCCAGTACCACCATTTGCAACACCCAGAACACCAGTTACACCTGTAGTTAATGGCAGACTAGTACAATTAGTCAGGGTGCCAGATCCGGGAGTTCCAAGTACAACACCACCAGTGAATGTTTTAACACCTGCAATAGTTTGTGCAGTACTTCCAAGAGAAACAAAAGCACCAAGTCCTCCGATTGGAAGAACAGTAGTAGCAGTTCCTCCTGCCCCACCAGTGCCTTCTCCGTAGTAAAGAATATCTGTTCCTTCTGTGTACGCCAGCTCTGCATTTGCAAGTGAGGTTGGTGCGGCGTTTCCTGTACTTCGCTTAATTCTAATTGTGTTTGCCATAATTTTCCTTAATTTTCCTTAGTAATTTCCACCATCAAGTAGTGGGATAGTTGTAGTTATCGTAACATTATTTGAGCCATCAAAATTTGCATTGCCAGTTGCCTCGCCTCCAAGACTTATTGTTCTTGTAGTCAGTAACTGTGAAGCAGTGCTTGTGTTTCCTGCAATAGTATTAGAGACAGTCAGATTAGTAAGAGTTCCAAGTGTTGTTAAACTAGATGAAACAACATTAGATGCAAGGGTTGTACCTGTAAGACTTGCTGCAGCTGTTGTACCAGCTGGACCCGTAGGTCCTGCAACAGTACTTGCTGCACCTGCAGGACCTGTAGGTCCTGTTGCACCCGGAGGTCCTGTAACACCTGTCGGTCCTGGAATTCCTGTATAGTAAGAAAGAGATGCCCATGCTGTAGTACCATCTCCAGCCTTAATAAGGTTTGTATCAGTTTCAAATCCTAATTCTCCAATAATTAAAATTGGATTAGCAGCAGTCCATTGTGCAGCAGTACCACGCCTTATTTGAATCTTAGATGCCATTAAGGTGTACCTCCATCTATAGTTGTTATATTACTATAGTTATCACTAGGAAAGCCACCATCAATTATTCCTGCGCTTGCTACAGTTGCTGCTGCCCATGCGCTTCCATTCCACTGAGGTACTTGGTTTAAAGTAGCTCCACTTTGAGTCAAACTTGATAATGGATGTGTGTGTAACTGTAAGAGGGTTTCTATTTTTTTATTAAATAATTGCTGTTGTTGTAATGCTTGGCTTGAACTCATTACTTACATTTTCTATTTTTGGGGCATGATGTCTTAGACTTACCGGGTCCACCCCATAGGTCTTTGCATGCCCAGTATTTAGCAGTGAGTTTATTGCTTGCTGAATCACACTTATGTCTAGCCTTGAAAGACTTACGAGCTTCAGGACTATAGTTGTTACCATAACCTGCTGCCCCATAATGAATGATCTTCTCTTGCCCATTAGCACAAGCCTTTACTACCCGTTTCTTATTCGGGTTAGGAGACTTAGTAGGTTTGTTACAAGACATGCTAGCTTTATTAACTTTCTTAGCCATTAGGTTGTCCTCCTGTAAATGCAGACATGTCAGCACCTGAGTTCTGTAGAACATTCATGATACCTTGTCCACCATTTTGTGCAAGATCCTGTTGTCCTGCCTGTGCCATGATGTTACCCATTGCTCCAGCAGTTGCCTGTGTGGAAGCCTGAGTCATCTGCTGCTGAGCCTGTTGCTGTTGCATCATCATCTGCTCTTGTTGAATATCTTCAGCTGAGCGTACCCAATTACGGGCATCAAAGCCAAGAGAAGTAATCAATGCTCTAGCATACTCTTCCCATTTAAATGCAGCGGCTGCTTGCTCAGGTAGATTGCGAACCATCTCGCCCATCTGCATAAGCTTTTGCAAATCAGTATCACGACTTAAGGCTTGAAGACCAGTAATTACTTCAATGGTTAATACACCTTCAGCATCAAAGAATTGTTCATACATTCTTGTATCAAGTTCTTCGCTTTCAATCATTAAAAATATAGATCGTCTAACAATTGGTTCCATAAGATCTCTAGCGATAGCACTGAATGCGCCACCCAAGACTGTCTCAAGTTCAGAACCAATCATACGAACAGCCGTAGCAGTCACGCGGTCACCACTTGGTAGTGAGGAGGCAGACATTAAGAATGCCTGACCAATTTCTCTACGCATAGTTTCAACAGCGGTCTGAGCGGCTGAGATTTGTGGGTTCATTGTCTGTGAGGGTGATAGCACGAATACATCTGCTTGTCTCACGGGGATCCATGAGCCATTGGGTGCATCAGCAACATCATCTACCTCAGTAATACCGGATGGATCAATGCCCATCCAGAAGGCTGAGGCTGCTGCCATGCCATCAAGCAATGCCTTAGTGTAACCATCAAGACTTGATAGGTCGCCTAGGATATCTTCGCAGTGCGATCTCCCGTAGTTTTCTCCGGGTATGCCGTACCACCGTAGTACCGTCACAGGACATACTTCGTAGACACCGCTTGTCAGTAGGTTCCCATCGCTGTCTTCCTTTTTGTACTTCCATAGGTTGTCCTCCTTGAGATATTGACAATATGTTTTTTTGTAACCTCTCTTAGCGGATTCGGGTAAAGAGAAGTGAGGACTAATTGCTTCTGGATCTACAAGATCATATTCAATATGAATAATTTCATTGACATCTCCAGCAACAGTACGCTGTACAGCATAGTTATCTAGACGAGTAACTCTAAACTTAAAGTCATCCATCTCATGTACTAAACAATCTCCAACTACAATTAAATTTTGTATTGTTTGAAAGATTGTTTCTCTTAGGTTAGTACCAATAAGTTTGCGATAGACTTGATAACTCATAGTCTCAAGATACTGTCCAATTTCTGCGGTTGGTTCTACACCAGACCGAAGACCAAATTTAAAAAAGGGTGTGTCATTCAAAGGCATCATTGCTGATAGCATTCGACTAGCTAATGAAGTCACACCTCTTGCACCAACAGATGATGTTGGCTGTGGTAGTTCCATCTCTTCAGTCCAACCCGCAGGTGGGAGAAGACTTGGAACAGTTAGTGCGGCACATAGCCGAGCACGGTATAGTTTAGATGTTCGCATTGCATCTAACATTCGGAAGCGTTCAACAAGATTGTTTGTCATTTACACTCCTTTATGTAGATACACCATTGTATAGTGCGGAATAAAAATCTAATGCCTTGGCGTTATCACCTTGAATACCGTTAGTACCTTGTGCTTCAGCTTGTGACTGAGCTTCCATAATTGCTTCTTGTTCTGCAGCGGTAGATGTCTGGACTTCTGCTTGTTCGTCTGCCTTGGTTCTAGCCATAGCAATAGCTTCTCTAGCAACACGGCGAGTCTCAGCATCTTCTGCTGCTTTTCTACGCTCTTCTTCTTGTTCCTTTTGGAAGGCGCGTTCGTCATCCATTAGTTTCTTTTGTTCATCATATGTCATACCACCACTAATACTAGGGCTTCCACCCATATTACTTGCCTCCTTGCTGTTGCTTTAGCACAGCTTTTAATTTGTTTACGACTTCTATTTGCCCTGCCCTATATGCAGATCGTCTTGCAAACTTGCTTTCTTCACAGTCAGCATCGTATTCAAGGGGCTTGTATAGTTCTTCCAGAATTTTTATCAGGTCTGGATCTATTCTCGGATACTTTTCTGATTTCATTTCTTAACTCTTCTATTTGAATATACAGATCTTTGATTAACTGTTTAACTTCAGGTAGATCTATTGGGGTAGATAGAGCTAAGCGAGTCTTTGATTGTTGAATGTTAGTAATCATTTCTTTTTAGTTGCTTTCTTTACAGCCTTAGCTGCCTCTTGAGTTGCTTTCTTTACAGCCTTAGCTGCAGCTTCAGCTTCTTTCTTTGCAGCCTTAGCTGCAGCTTCAGCTTCTTTCTTTGTAACTTTTGTTAAAAACTCATTACCTTTGGTAATAGCTTTATTTAAAGTTTTTTGTTGTTCCTCAAGCGTTGCTGCATATTTAGCACTTTCCCTTTGTTGTAAAGTAGTGTCTAATTTAAACCGCATTGCTTCTGTGTCTTTTACAATCTGTAATCTTTGTGCTGCTTCTTCTTCTGATAGTTTATAACTATAGATAGGCTTTCGATTCGCATCATAAGAAATAGTTTTATTCTTACCTTTAGCTTTTTTATATGCATTCATATCAAACCCAGCATCAGCACTAGTAATAAAACCTTTACTTAGGGTTGAAGATTTATTAATTACTGATTGAATGTATTGGTCTTGAATAGCAAGTTTTTGTGATTCACCTTTTTGTTTTACAAACTCAGCAATATTTTGTTGTTGTGTATCAACTGCTTCATTTTGTTTTTCAACAACAGAAATCTGTTCATCAGTTTGTCTCTTTGCTTCAGTCTCTGCATTAAATACATAGAATGCTTGATCAGCGTTTGCTGTTGTAGCATCTTCACCTAAAGTGAATTTGATATCTTTCATTTTTTTATAGAGAGGATTATAGATATCCGCAAAGTTAGGTAAGTCTTGCTTAGTCAGAGCAGTCTCTCCAGTAGAAGCTAAATAGGAGTCTTGTCCTACATTTGCCATATCTAAAAGACCACCCTGAACACCAGCAAGATTTGCATTTAGTTCTGTTAGTTGTGTATTATAGTTTGCAATAGCTGTTGTTGTTTCAGCTGCTGTTTTCTTTTGTGCCATTATTTATCCTGTTAAATCTATTATCTCACAAGCTCCTGCAGTACAGGCTAAGGAGTGAGATGATGTTGTTGTGTCTGTCTTCTCGTATAAAGAGAGATGATTAAAGTCTACATCTATAACAGGAAACGAATTGTAAGTTTCTAGTGATATAGATTCAAAGGGAGCTTGTGCATAGATATGATCTGACTTGGGTAAGAAAGATATACCAGAGATCTTATCAAAGTTTTCCCATACCCATTGTCCAACAGGTAGGAATTCATTGTCAGCATAGTTAACAGTAATGCTTGGCTTGTGCTGACAGTAGTGCTCTTGATAGGTTAACCATAAGTTAAGATGATCAATAGCGGATAGTTCATTCTGAGTTAGTGATCCAGATGGAGCAGCCTGAACAAAGGTAAAGACTGCAGTTGAATCGGCATTCATTACACAGTCTTCTACTGGTACTTGGGCATCTCTCATCATGAAGTAGAGTGGATCCTTCTTGTCGATACGAACTCTTCTAAAGTAATGCTCAGCATACCGGGGATGCAATCCACTGGCTGACGAAGCAAGACATGAAGTTGTACCTTCTGGTTTAATACAAGTAATTGATTTACTTGGGTTGATACCCAGCTTCTTAGACCAGTCAAGGTTAGTCTTGATGGCTGTCTCTCGTAGATCCTCAAGGACATACTTAAGTCTGCCATGTCCTAGTAGACCGGACATCAACTTGTTATCAAAGATACCTGTCATGGATACACCAAGCAGTCTCTCTTCTTCACAGTTATCCTGCCATGTCTTATCCTTGGCTAGGTATGGGAAGTAAGTGAACATGCTTTGGATAGTACCAATGATGGTAGCCATTTCAATTTTCTTTTCTAACGACTCTTGTGTATCAGTTGCATTGACAACAACAGTAGATAGATTACAGAATTGATTGGGGCGTAGGATGATCTCACTACATGGATTCGTTCCATAGTAATGATCCTCACCACGCTCTGCCTTGACAGCAATGTTCTTCATTGCATCACGATTACAAAGACCACGCTCTCCACTATGGGAGTTGTATAAGTCTGTCCACTCTTCGAGGAACTGACCCATTGATGGTCTGCCATTGTAGATGGCTGAGTTGTTTGCTAAGGCACGATGACTTGATGTCTGCCACCACGCACCACTCTTGCAAGTAGCCATCTCACGGTCTGCTAGGTCGCTTAGAGAGATCATAGCGGAGCGGCGTACACCACCCACGATGACTGACTGAGCAATCTTGCAGCAGATATCATGGCACTCAAGGGGCGTAAGTCTACGACCTTGGGCAGAATAGAATGTCTGTACTACAAATCTAAAGACTTCTTCTAGTGGGGCAGGACCGCTTGCTCTACCACCAAAGGTCTTTAGTCTTTCACCTGACTTACGAATCTTACTTGTGTCCCACTTAATGTGGATACCCTTATAAAGATTGTCAAGTAAGTTGTTAAGTGCATCACACCAACCCTCGCGGCTATCCTCAACAAACATAACTGTATCAAACATCTTATGTATTGTTGGAATAGTTCCAAGTTTGTCCGTGCATCTACGCTCAACCGTATAGCCTACTCCAGTACCACACATAAGAATGTACATGAGGTTAGAGAAGGAAGTTGTTTTATTAATCTCAATGTATGAGCAATTGTATAGGGCAGTATGATCACGATCCAATGCTGGACCTGCGGTCATCAACCCACGCATACTTGGCAGTACTTCTAGATTAAGGATAGCATCTCTGATATCTGTCCGTGTCAGAAGGACAGGGGCTTTACCAGTAAAGTAATTCCACCATCTATCGACAGTCTCATCCCAAGTCTCTCTACGATTTTCTTTATCAAGCCAACGACTGTAACGACTGATAGCAATAAACTTTTGAAATGTATCCATTAGACTCCTGTACTCCCAAACTTACCTTCGCCTCGCACAGTAAACGGAAGTTTATCTACAGAGACAAACTGGAATTGTGTGACGGGCATCAAGGCAATCTGTGCAACACGATCACCCCGTTTAAGAGTGTGTGTTATTGTTGAATTGTTAATAAGTGGTAACCAAATCTCACCACGATAATCAGAATCAATGACACCAACTGAGTTGGCTAAGTTAATTCCTTTGTTAGAAAGACCTGATCTCATAAAGAGTAATCCTACATAGCCCTCAGGGATAGCTAGGCTAACCCCTGTGGGTACTCTAGTTACTACTCCGGGGAGTAGCGTAGTGTCCGTAGTGATCTTAAGATCAGCTCCGGCTGCACCCTTGGTATGATAGGCTGGAGCACAGTCTCTATCATGGAGTACCATAGGGATCTTAGAATTGCTATGGGTATAAGTAGAAGTATTGTAATTGTTTGGATTAGCAATAGTTAAAGACTCAGTGTTGTATTGGTTTACATCAGTGTTCATTAGTGTTCCCTTGAGTATCACTCTTAGTAGCCCCAACTATTGGGTCAAACAATAGTACGGACTTAGTTTTCTTGTTATATTCACCATGTCTAAGGATGCGGACACACCTAGCCATAGCGAGACAGTAATCATATCCATATCTATCCATTTCCTGAGGCTTAGCTTGGTCATAAGCTGCCAATACGGCGGCTGTCCAGTTCCTTGGATGAACATACTTAAGCCACTTCTCTGCCTTGGCAGGTCCCCACTTCCAGATACCGGGGATATTATCAGTCGTATCACCCATGATCCACTGCTTGTGGAAGTTAAAGTCAGCGGTATAAGTATCAAGTTCCAGAGGTTTAACTTCTTTGTCTGGGTTCCAATGCCACCCCGGTACAGACCGGAGATCCTTGTCAATGGTCACAGCAATAGCCTTGTTACCCGAAGCCATGAGTCCCATAATATCATCAGCCTCTAGGGTAGGAACAAAGAGTATATCATTCTGTTTAATTAAATCAACAGCGTATGATAAACTATCTGGTGCTTGTTTCTTTACATCCCGATGGGCTTTATATTGTTCCCATACCTGTCTACGGAAGTTATCCTTACGATCACAGGAGATAGCCACATATACTTTCGTTACCCCTACTGGAGTCCATGCCTTGACATCGTGTTCGATGCGTTCCGCAAGGTACTCAATGCCCTCTTGGTCTGCCCAAAAGGCAGCACGATAGGCAATGATGTCTCCATCAAGTACAGCAACATCAGGTCTTGGTTGGCTTGTCATTATCTTCCTTGTCTATAATAAGTTCCATAATTTCTTTGAACACCGCATCTCCATCAGGTAGTCTGTCTTCTCTTGAGGATAGACATAACTCACAGTTGCACAGGGCATCTAACATTGATTCGGCAAGTAGGTGAAACCACTCGTCAAACTTTGCTTGGCACTTGGTTTTAAATGCCGCCTCAGTTTCTTCATTCTTTAGAGTGTAGTGAAACATATCTTCATATTGTTTGTTGCCTGTCTCAATAGCAATAGCTAATGCTTCAGACTCATGTGTTCTCCACTCAGCAAACTCCTCAGGGAGTTCACGCTCACCTGCTGATACAAAGACTGTGAGAGCACGGATGTCACGAGCAGCAGCGATCTCATTGGTATAACGACAGTCATCAACAATGATAACCTTCTCATGCCAAATAGATGGGTCAGCCTTTAGGGCAGTTTGTTCTTCCTCATAGAGTTTCTTAATCTTGTTTCTGAATTCTTTAACCCAGTAGTCTGGATCTTGTTCTCTCATAGTAGAGCCAAGGGTTTGACAGAACTCACGATACTCTTCTTGATTGGTATCTTTAGTGTATCCCTTCTTAGCCGCTTCCTCTTTAAGAGCAGCAGCAAAGGGAACAATCACTGGTGTATACTTATTGTTATAAGCGTACTCACTGATCCACTTTGCTAGTGTTGTCTTCCCGACTCTTGCCTGTCCACCGATCATTATCGTTATCATGTAAGCTTTCCCATAATTGTTTTGGAGTGAATAGATCAGGGATATCCCAACCTTTGAATTGTAAGTAGCTGCATATAAAAGTAATACAGTTGGTTGGTTTGTTCATCCCTATGAACTGACCTATAGTAGTATATGCTAACATCATATAGCTATTAAGTGGTTTATATTTATAGGCAAAGATAATATCTTCTTCGTCTATCTCAAAAGAACCTAGATCAAACTCATAGTACTTAGTTAAATTTAATTGTTTAAGTGCGGATAAACGCATTACTTTTACTGGTCTTCTATCAACTACTACAAAAGCAAATGGTATACTCAGATCAAACTCAATGTGAGCATGAGTATGACGGCTCCAAGATAGTAAACGAACGGCATAGTACCGCCACCCTTGTACCTTCTTGAAGTTATAAAATACAATTCTTCCATTAACTTTCATAGAAGATCGGCATCCCTAGATATGTAGCTAGTGAATGTTCAACCCTCGCACCTTCCGAATGCTCCCAACCACAGAGCATTACCATCCCAGTACACTGAAGGATAGCATCAATGTCACGCTTCATGCAAGCACGAAGATGATCTAATGAATCCTCAACAGTAGAGGGATCAAACCCCTCATCCTCATCCATCTTAGCAGGATTGTGGATCTTAGTTACCGCAGGATTCTTAGTCCATTTCTTCTCAGCTTTATAGAAAGCCTCAAAGTTATGGTTAGGATATCCTCTCATAGGACCAGCAATATATAATTCTAACTTAGACATGTGTCTCCTTAATGTGTATCAGCCCAGCACTTACCAATGCAGTACTCTGCATCAATACGAATATTCATCTTTAACATCTCACCTGCTGCCGTAGCAGCGGCAGTAACAGCCTTACCAAATTCATCTGCAGTATCTACCGGACATGAGTACTGTAGTTCGTCATGCACATAAGCCAACTGCTTGGCTCCTGCTGGCTTGATAGACTTGAATGCCTCGACCATCCAGTACTTGCTTACGATAGCTCCTGAACCCTGCAGCAGGGTGTTGAGGGCAGCGTGTTCGCTACGCACGGGTACACGCCTACCATCAGGCAGGAGCACACCCTTGTGCTTGAGTGCCTCATACTTTACCATGTCCTGTACCTTAGTAAGGGCAGGGATTTCTTTCTGAAAGCGTTCTCGTAATCCTCTAGCCTCACCAATACTACAACTACAAACTAAAGCAATCTTCTTGTCACCCGCACCATAGAGGTACGCATAGATAAAAGACTTTGCTAATGCTCGTGAGCTGAGTCCAGCTGCCTTCTGATTGTGTGTATGAATGTCTCCTGTTAGGAGTACTTTACCATATTCACCGTTGTCATACTTAGCCATGAAGTGGGCAAGCATACGAAGCTCTAGCCCCGACAAGTCAGCACCAACTAACACCTGCTTGGGATCACATAGCCAGAGTTCTCTTGCTCTGTGATCACCACTTACCTGTGCTATGTTGGGCTGACTATGAGTACAACGACCTGTCGCTGCACCCTGTGGATTGATGTTGCCATGTATACGCTTGTCTCGACTATTGATTGATCGACTGTTCCAGTCCTCAACCATACCCATTAACTTGATTGCATTGAAGTACTTTACGAGTGTCTTTGCTTCTGGATAATCTAACACAGCCAACACGGATTCATCTACCTTTGGGTTACCCTTCTCAGTTTCTTGTGGTTTCCATCCATATCTTTCGATAAGACGGTTAGCTATTTGTTGTCGAGAACCGGGGTTAAAGGTATCTACTTTGTCTTTGAGTCTCTTGCCTGTCTTGGGCGAGTGCCTAATGATAATCCGGTCAGGGAAGACTTGACGCATTTCATCTTCGATACCAAGTTTTTCCAGCATAAGGTTTTTATACAACTCTTCTCCGGCATCAAGGTCATAATTAAATCCATTGCACACTTGCTCCATTAAAATTGTAGATACTGTATGCTCAAAGGCTACAATATTTTTGTTGTCTGATATAAAACTCTTTTGTTTATTGAAGATAGCTTCGCCAAGTCGAGTGTCCTGCTGACAGTACTTGCCCATCTCTAGGTTGTAACTAGTCCAGCCTAAGGTATACTCTGACTTAGGAAAGTTAAGATGTATACCCCATGACTTAAGTGAGTTGTCTTTGAATGGGTGGGTGTTGATGTCTGGATGCATTAGCTTACTGATGATAAGTGTATCAACAATACGCTTAGGCATAGTCATATTGTACAGCCTACGCATGACTGGGTAGTCATACCCCAAGATGTTGTGACCGATAATAACATCAAATTGTTTGAGGTAATTTACAAGCTCAGGCATCTGATGTTCTAACCAAAGTACTGGTTCTTGATTAGGAATCTTGGTAGCTGCACATAATACACGAGTAACTTCCTTGTGAGGATTACCTTTAGAATCTAATACTAACTCAGCTAAACCATTTCCTTCAATATCAAGTACACATACTTTCATTAGAACTCCTGTTGTTGTTCGGGTTCAAACACTACTGAGCCATCCTCAGCAATAGCGAATCCAATTTCTTCTAGTCTGCCTGACACATGGTCATAATATAATGTACTTGCAATACCTGCTCGACCAGTCAAACGATTCTTGAGTACACGCACTAGTGTGGTGTTAGCAATCTTCTCGTCTGTGTTCTGTCGATCTCTCTCTAGGGCAATGACTGTGTTGGGTACAGATGCCAATGCACCGGAGCCACGCAGATCTTGCAGGGTAATACGATCACCCTCTTCGTATGCCTTGTCACTCTTCTTGAGTTGTGATACGATGTCTACATGCACACCTGTACGCACAGCAATAGCACGGAGTTCCTTCATGAGTGTATCAATAATGATACGCTCTGAGTTACCACCCTCGACATCCTTAGTCTGCATACTCATAAGTCCTGCAGCAGCGGCGGTAATATGGTCAAGCACAATGACATCTACCTTGAGGGAGGTTGCCATGAACTCCATACGAGCCAGCAGATTAGCCATTGCACTGTTACCTAAGTGGTCATACACATAGAAGTTTGTGCCACACAGTTGTGCCTTAGCTGCTGCGTATTCCTCATCAGTAAGATCATCAACCATAGCCATGTTGATTTGTTTCTTGCCAAGCATGGTACGCAATTCATTCATCATTCGTCCTGCTCTAATAGCACGGACTGGTTTGTTAAGTATCAAGCTGATCATATCATCCATAGTTTCCTGTGGAGATTCCTCAAGCATGATACACCCAACACTACGACCCTCTACTAAGTGATGCATCATAAGCTCACGAAGTATAGTAGACTTACCAGACCCAGTACCGGATGCCCATAGTGTAATCTCTCCACTACGCTGACCAATCAGGAACTCTGATAGACCATCGTAAGGAAAGGGATAGACACGAGCATGGTTCATAGCCTGTGAGTCTGTAATAACTTTAGAGATGTGCATGATCTCATCAGGAGAATACTGCTGTGCTTCCCATAGTGCTGATACCAATTGCTTGGTCTGAGCATTCATGTAGCACTCACTAGCATCCTTGTATGGGAGCTTAGCAATCTTGCACTTACCCGGAGGTAGTAGATCAGCAACTTCCATAGTAGCCTTCTGTCCTGCATCATCCATATCAAAGCATAGGACAACTTCAGCGTATGAGTTAATGAACTCAAGATTCTCTTTGATAGACTTGGCTGCAGAGGTAGCACCATTGGGGATAGACACAACAGCCCATGTACCACCGAGTACTTGGTTGACTGTCATACAATCAATCTCACCCTCAGTAATGATAAGCCGCTTGCCTCCTGCCTTCCATAGGTTCTGACCAAAGAGTTCTAAACCTTTGGCACTACCACGCCAAGCAAACTGTTTGTTAGGACCACGAAGGTGTTGTCCTAATAGCTCACCACTTTGATAGTAGTTAGCAATGTGTACTTCCTTACCATTGATCTTGGCTACCTGATAGCCATACATGCGGCAAGTCTTTTCCGTAACGCCGCGATCCTCAAGATCAATGTAAGAACCAGTGAGCACTTTAAATTCTTTAGGGGTTGTTGTAGTAAGTTCATCTGTCATCTCTGTTCCTTTAGAAGAGCGGTAATACTTGCATTTAAAACAATACACATGATCATCATAGACTGCAAGGTTGTCACCACTACGATCTGCACCATTCTGTACACAGCGTGGACACTCAGTCTTGCTTTGGAATAGACTCATTTAAATCAATTGATCCGATCTTTGCTAGCTTGATAAGAAACTCTGGGCTAAAACAAAAGCTTGCTATAGCCTGATCTTCATCTGTTCGATATCCATTAGGATCCTCAGATTCGTAAACAATAAAGTTAACATTCTTATTAGACATCTGAATGCGTAAGTACAACCTATCATCTCCTCCAATACCAGCAGCATCAGAGTGTACTATAAAAGAACCAACAGGAAAATTCATTTGCAACCATCCATCTAGTTCACTCATCTTTACCCTTGCCCCACCCTAAGGTGGTGTTGTGTGACATCCGATTAAACTCAGATCTAATTAATGCTTTGATATCGTTACGCTCGTCAACCAATTTATCATACTTGTTTTGACTTGTCGTACCATCCGTTTCAATACGCCCAAGCTTGTGACTAAGTGCTGCCAGATCATATACCAGTTCTTCGAGTTCATTTAGATTCATCTTTATTTATTTCTTTTGGTTTACCAAAGATAGCTTCATAATTTTTTTCATAAGTTTCACGATCAACGGGGCGATACTTATCACCCTTACCTGACTGTGACTTGTCACGCTTCTTAGCTTTGAGCCAAGGTTTATCTTTTGCCAATTGAATCCTCCTTTATTAGGTATCCCCATTGTCTTAGTTTAGCTGCTTGCTTTAGTGTTATCCTACCATGCAAGGAGTCATATGCTATCAGTTCAGCACGGGCAGCATCACGTTCTTCTTGCAGGAGTGTGATTAAATCTTGTTGAGAAGTTCCTTCCATATGGGAAGTATTGGGCGGTTTTAAATCATCCATCAAACATACCTTCCTCATTTGAGAATATTATCTTATCAAAGACATGAGCACACCAAGGCATACAGAACTTGCATGGTCTTGCCATACCTAGCTTGCCTGTCTTACTAAATCTAAAGTTATATAATATCATGCGGTCAGTAGGGGTTTTAATCTTACGGAAGGCATCCAACTCAGAGTGTAGGTATGGGTACATGTAACCATACTTTACAGTTTTGGGGTGTGTCTTCCAATTATTACTACCTATAGCCAACAATTGTGATTTCCTTACAATCAAACTAATGTGTGCTCTATCCCTGTCAACCGTTGAGGCGACATGATAGGCTAGATTAACCCAGCGATCCATTTAATGCCATCCATGATATGGGGAATGCTCTAGCACAGCAATCAGATATTGCAAGTGCTACTTGTCGGCACTCATCCTGTGCGTGTGGGTCAAGACGGAGCTGACATACCCTGTTGAAACCATAGAGTGAACCAGTCCAATACCACTCAGTCATCATAGACTGTGGTAGTACTGTCCTTGCTTGCTCAGGACAGACACCCTCATACAGCATGAGCTTGTAAGTACTGAGAGAAGATTTAATTGATTCATTATAACACTGTTGTACTAATGCGCTATCCTTCACATACTCAGAGGAGGAGCCTTGCTTCTTGTTCTCTGCTGCTGCCCTCCAGTTACTCTGTGGTGACCAGAAGGTAGGCTCATAGTCTACATACCGTCTACTAACTTCGTTCCATGCGAAGCCAACCTGATGCTTGGCTAGCTGCCTTGCAACAAAGATCGGAGCCTTGATATGGAACTGCAGGGTACAATGGGCAAACGGACTCCAATGCTTATGCTTAGCGAGATAAGTAATAAGCTTTATATTCTGTAGCTCAGTGTAGTTGGCTGCTTCCTTAGCGAAAGAAACACGAGCAGCATCTACTACGGTATTATCACTACCCATTTTGAGTAAGTGTTTTACGGACATCTCTTCGTATATCATACTTTTGTTTCTCCGATAAGTGTTTTACTTAGAAAAAAGGAAGGGGGATTTCTCCCCCTCCCTTCCTATGGTGGTGACAATAAAGTCAACGGATCTATCTCAGTCAACAAGTGCCGGACTGCAGGGACTAAGACCGATCAATACACCAGTTATAGGTTGCTTACTGACAGAGTGAAGTAACCATCTTCACCTGTTGCTGCCCATTGCTTTGTTACATTTAGGGAAATGATTTGAGAGTCATCTTCCCAAACCTTCTTGTTCATTGTATCAAGTATAGCTTTAGCAAAGTTATCAATATCAGGGCGAGGAGCATCTAACTCAGTAGACTTAGGCTTCTTAACATAGAGTTCAATGTCAACAGCAAGAGAACCAGTAAGGGGTACTAGGTCTGTGCCTAGTATATCCCATACTACCTCTGCTGCTTTCTCTCTGAACTCTTTATAAGTACCTGTATAATACGCTCCCCATTTACCGACCCTAGGTCTTGATGCGGCAACTGGATTCAGATTAAATCTCCATTGATTAGAATGGGAGATCTTCATCCTCTGTTTCCTCAACATCAACAAGTGTTGGTATAGCCTTAGATGGAGCAGCGGTTGACACAAAGCCACCATCTACTGCATCAAAACCTGAACCACCTGTAATGTTGTTGGCATTCTTCTCAATGATCTGAATGCCATTTAAGTACACACTAAGACTATTGTCCCGTGTGATAATACATGGTGCAAGTTTAAGTCTTACCTTATCTCCACCAAACGGTACGGTATCGGTTGGGGTAGCCTGTGAATCAACACAAGGGAACTTACCTTCCTCTACATGTACTCGGCTCTTAGCCTTGAAGGTACGCAATCCATCCTTCTCCATGATACCATTGATCTTAGTAGCACCTGACTTCTTAAGGATATCCTTGAGAACCTTATCAAGTGTCTTGTCTAAGACAACAGTAATGTTATGGTTGGCAGATGCCTCACCGAAAGCAATGTCTGGCTTAAGTAGATTGCTCCACTTAACTTCGACTACTTCAGTTACAAACTGTGGCATCTTCTTTAACTTGCTCTTGTTCATTCGTAGTTTCCTTATTTAATGATGCGTTGATATTGTCAACTTGCATATTCAAATCCATTACAATAGTATTCATGCCAGATGCGAGTTGACTTAAGCCAGCCGAAAGCTGACTAAGATACGCAACAACACTATCGGTACGGATAGCAGGAACTTGTTCCTTTGTTTCAGTCTCGGTATTAGTTTCAGTATTCATATTTCCTCCTTTCTAAAAAATAATATCTTCTATAGCCCCAACTATAGGGCTTATTGGGGCTAATGTTAAGTCTTTTGATTTACCACCATGTCTGTCCATGTAGGGATCCGGGCGAGGATGAACAGAGAAATCTCTGTGCCTTCCTTAAATCCTAGGATCTCACATAAGACTGCACTATACATAGCAGCGTTGGGGTAAATGTTTTTCTGAGTTTGCTGACCAATAATACTCTTGATCTCTTGTATTCTAAAGTGATACCACGGATGGTACGCTTCGATATAGTTTGCTACATCTTGCCAAGCCGGGTCAATGCCATCCTTATAGAATGAATTACCAAAGCCAGCAATAGGAATCTTCCTATTAAGGAGGTCTACTATATCTCTAGTAGATGTGATCAACATCAGACGAGCCTCAGAGATGGGCGCATGATAGACACCAAGAGTTAGGATAGCCGAAGCTAATGCATTCTCTAAGCGTCCTGTTGTACCACTTGCATTAAGACATGCCATTGAACTAGCGTTAGGATTATTCCTTGCTGAGTTAGCATGTGCTTCTATCACCATGTTTAATAAGACTTGGTGATTAATAGAACCATGCGGTTCAACTACATAGGGTAGATCAACTGTTATTTTCATAGTGGCATCAGTTCTAAATAGGGTGCGCCATTAATGACAACACCACAACTAATCACAGGCTTCTTGATATTGTTCTCACCATACTTCATGCCGATGTGCTTGCGGTCTACACCACAACCTACATTCATACCGAAGATAGCATTGAGAGGGCTGACCTGCCAGTTAATACCAGCACATGAGTGATGATGCCCTGCTACAACGGACATACCAAGTGCCTTGGCTGTGTTGAATGATGGGTACATACTAGAGCCACCAGTACCATGATGATAGAAGACTCTATCAACGGTGTGGTTCTTTACCCATGACCACTTAGTATTGTAGACCTCATTATAAGTCTTCAAGTAAAAGTCAGGGATACCTGCATCACCTGCAAGGCGAAGCACACGCTCATCATGGTTACCAATGGTAACTACCATGTTCTTAAAGGTAGACTTCCATTCCTTAATCTGTTCCATTGCATTGCGATACTCACTCACCGCACCCGGATGATCCGGATGCTTAGCATGGAAGCTAATGCAATGGTGATCAACGATGTCACCGATATGTACGATGGTGTCACACTTATACTCTGCCTTGATATCCTTCACGAACTGAAGGTAACCATCAAGGACAGCAGGGAAATGTGTATCACCTATTACTAATACTCTACTCACTTATGGTTTCTCCACTTGTATGCATCTTTCCATTGTTGTGCAACGGATGGCATAGGCTCACGACCTGCTTCAACAATAGGTGCATAGAGATCAATGAGTCCATCAAAGTGATCCTTCTGCAGTTGATTCCAACTATCGTAGAGATCACCATCTCTCCACTTCTGTCCTGTCAATCGCCTATGTGGCTTCAAGTTCTGTAACACAGTCATCTTAATCGCTGTCATCAGGTTCTCCTTCAATAAAAATTTCTACATTCATGTTTGGTTGCGGCTCTATGTTTCGCATAGAGAAGTCTAGGTACGCAGCTTGTAAGAAGATATCACTAAGGGCTTCCGTTGGAAACCAAAAGGATATTCTCTTTTTCTTTTTAACAGATGCAGCTAAGGCAGTAAACAATCTTACTGCTTCTTCTAGATCACCCTCACTAGTAACTTTAAATACCTTAGTCATTGGAAGAAATACTCCGCATCTAAAACATCCTTAATGTTTAATGAACCAGTAGGTGGTGCATCAGGTACTGTAATCTTTAATGCTTGGGATACTTCGATCCGCATGTCATCTAATAGGTTGGTAGTGTGCATTGCACAGAACTCTTCATTAGTAAACATACGCATTAGATTAACATCAGGTGCAGGACAACCATATGAATCATGGATCATACTGAACTGTTCAATACCAGCACCAACCATTCTATATATGGTACACCACATATGACTTGCATCAAGTGAGTGAATATAGTTAGGGGAGATGGCTAGATTAACTGAGCCACCATCAATTGTTTCCTTATCGGGTGAGCCAAAGTGTAACTCTTTCATATCGAATAGCTTAGCGACTGATCGTCTAGTTAGTATCTCATAGTATTGGTGTACTACTTTAAACCCACACGGGGTAGTCCACTCAACATTCTTACCTAGTTCACTAGCCATATCAGCCACCACCTTGAGCCATGCCTTGCCCTTGTTAGCCTCGACCAATGTACCCTTGAGGGCAGCATCAATGAAGGTAGCTAACTCGACAACAGCACCAGCAATCTCATCCTTACCAACCCAATCAAGGTGACCCTCAGTCTTACAGTACCTGCGAATACCATAGAAGGTAACACCATAGGGATCAGTCATTACTGCTCTCTTACAAACAGAGCGGTCAATGTCACCCTCCCAATACTCTATAAATTTTTTCGCCCATTTTCCATTGTTAGTATCTGCATCCTGTACTGACACCATGTTAGATGTCATCACATCCGCAACATACTGATACAGGTCTTCGGGCTTGTTAGTGTGTATGAGGTTAACCTTCTTGGCAAGGTAAGGGTCACGCATAAGTGCAGCCCAATGCTGAACACCGTTACATGAACCATCCATTTGCACAGGCACTTGAGTTAACCCATCAGTACGACACAGATCAAAGACAGCAGCGATACGCTGGAAGCTTGGATTCTTTTTCTTCTTATGTGATACCCACTCAGAGCGGGTAACATAGGGATCATCATTGATTCTCTTAAGCATGTCCATGTTATCATCGACCCACTTAACTCGTTGATCAAAGGTTGTCTTGTCCTGATCGAATAGATTAGCGACATGAATCTTTAACCAATACAAACCAATGGATGTTTGTTTTCTTGGCTGAGCAAACTGAATAAGACCACGATCAAAGTCACTTGACTGTGGGCTGAGTAGATCACATGCTGCATTAGCACGACCACGGAAGTCACATGTATAGATATGATAGAAGAACTTCAAAGGGATTAATGATTGTGCCAGTTTAATCCGGACAAGCATACGACCTCGTGATCGTTCTTCCTTATACCAATTGCTATAGGTTTCTTCCTTGAGCTGACACCACTTAGCCTTCTCTTCCTTAGTCCCATCCTTAGGATAGGGATCAGCAAAGTCAAAGGCTGAGAAGTCATACACGGGAAGGTTAGCATCTCGTGTGTTGTTCTTAAAGAGTGCAGTCATTATCTCTAGCACTCGCTCATTGATAGACCATTCGGTATGCATCATAGCATTAAGACCAGTGACTACTATCTCTGATGGAAGGCTACCATTCTGGTGTACCTTCTCATCCCACATCACATCCTTAAACTTCTGTACTACAGGCTTACGGATATGGGGTAGTAGATTCCCACCACTACTACTTAGAGTATGTTTAATTGGTGGGATAATCATTGGTCGATACAGCAGGGCAGCGGTAGCAATCACATCCTGATGACGCTTATTAAGTTCACTCAATATGTCATCAGTAAAGGTAACTACTACACGCTCACTCCACCGCTTGCCTGTATGCTTACGAATGTTCTTTAAGTTAATGACTTCGGACATCTCCGCTATGCGTAGCATGTGATGACCAAAGTCTTCGCGTTGTTTCCTTGAGAAGGTTTTCTTATTAAGAGTACCCATCTTGTAGGCAAACGCCTTGCATCTCTTAGTAGTCCACTTCTTCTGGTAGTGGGATTGCTTGAGCCAATCCTCACGGAATTGTTTCTTAGCCTGTTGATAGGCTACAATCTCCACTACCATCTCAGATATAACATGTGCTATGTGTTGAGCAGTAGGCAATGGGAACAGATCGTTCTCATACTTACGCTCCCAGAAGGCAGAGTTAAACCATTCGAGAATCAGTGATCTAATAGTAATGTCTGCCATCTTAGCAGCACCAACAGCAAACAAAGGGAATGCCCATTCAGGTGTCTTCCTATTCTGTGATACCGTATCTATCCATTGCTGGTAGAAGGGTGTAAGATGGATGACACATGCGTCAATCAATGTTTGCTCAGGGATACCCTCATCAGGGTTAGCATTGTATGCATCCCAGTATTTATGTTCCGATAGGCAAAGCATATCTTCCTCAGAGATAACTTGTAATGCAGTTCTTTTATCTTGTTCTTCTTTAGATAATGAATCCCAAAGTTTAGACATGCATCTCCTTAGTTATTAACTCCGATCAACAGCAATCAGTGCATCACCATGATGCCTACGGATATAGGCAGCAAGCCGCTTATATACAGCAGGGGTACACTTGAAGCTGATATCAAACGCATTATTATAGAATGCATATCCCGATCCCTCATAGGCTGTCATAAATGTTGGATCAGTATCCATGATATCCTCACGGACATCAAGGTAATCAACAGTGCCATCAAAGATGAACACATAGTAATACTTCTTAGCCTTCTTAGTTTTTGTCTTAGTCATAATGTTTCCTTAAAGAGTGATACAGTAGCAGCAAACGCAATAGACAGTAATGCAATCCCAAACATAAGAACAAACATGATAGTAATAAACTCGATCATGTTAATCCTTAGACAAGGGTGAGTGCAAACTTCATCACATCCAAAGTAGTCTCTTGATTCTTACCAAGGAGATTACTAAAGGCAGACGATTCAAACGATGGCTTACGACCACGAGCAGGGATACGATGCTGCAGTTCCTTAGTTACTGCATTAGCAGCAAGCCACAGGTTAGCACTACATCCATTTAACTCAGCCCGTTCAGCATCAAAGGTATCAGCCCACTTGCGGATAGTTACAGTAGCACGGAGATAGTTCTCATAGTCATCGGGTAATGTTGGATTAGCCACAACTGGCTCTTCAACCATACCCCATACATCCAACCAGAACTTCTGGATCTCTGACTTAGTAAGTTCCTTACGAACAAGAGTTTGTACCTTATCTTCAAAGAGTTTACCGGACATAGCGTAGAACTTAAGGGCTGATGCCATAGCCTCACGCTTCTTCTTCATGTCACCTGAGTGTACAATACGGAAGGACTTCTTACCACCTGCCATAGCCATGCTCAATGTATTCTGACATACGATACGAACAGTAGTAGGTAGTGCTTGCTCAGCAAGAGTACCATCATGACTGTTAATGAGTGCCATATACTGTGCGATAGGATCATGTCCATTGACACCATCAATCTCGCCTGTCTTACACAAGACAACCAAACGCTTACCACCACCCATACTTAGAGCAGACTCAATCTTAATGTCAGCACCAAGATTGTATGCCATCTCAAAGACTTCACTATTCTGTACGATCTGATAGTCAGGTGATTGAATAGACAAGATAGCATTGTTGTCACTACGAACAATAGCATTGTAGTCATCAGAGGTAGCATCACCTGCGGTTACTGGACCAACCTTACTAACAGTCCAGTCAAGACCAGCAATCTTCATTGCCTCAGTAGGTGACATATCTTCCTGAATAACCAAGCCAAGTCCATGCCATGCGGCAGTCTTACTATAGACTGCACCATCAGTATCTGTAATGTTATGTGCCATTAGTTTCCTTTAGGGTTCTCTTCATCACGGTCTTGTGTATCAAGATGCCGTATCTTAGTCCGCTTGTACGGAGGTAACTTCTTCTTTGGCTT